GAACGTAATAGGGCAGCAGAATTTCTTTAGTAGCGCGACTTGGACAGTGCCTACCGGAGTAACGATGATGTCGTATATGGCAGTAGCTGGAGGGCAAGGTGGGGGAGGATCTGTGAATGTACATTCGACAATAGGCGCTTCAGATCGGACTGGCTATGACGGAGCACCAGGAGGTCGAAAAATAGGATCCGCCATTGTAACAGCCGGTACACAAATAGCAATAGCAGTAGGATTTGCAGGACCAGTTGGCGATACGTATTACTACTATAATGGGTATCGCGGTGATCGAGTTGGTGAGGTAGGAGGGCCTACTACAATCGCAGGGATTACGACGGCGGACGGGGGGTACGGGGGAGGGGTAAGTACCTTGTATTGGTCTGATGGGTACAACCTCGCTTCAGATTCTAGTTGGATGCCTTCAGGAAATAACGGAGCAGGCGGCGCAAAAGCTCCTATGCCCGCACCCCCCACTTCGCAGTACCAGTCAAATGGATCAGTAGGATCCCCCGGAAAAGCTGGAGCTGTACGTTTGATATGGGGGAATATAAATGGGCAACCACGCGAATTTGGCACTTCCTTGGCAAACAGTCACGGAACAGCAGACTACGACACTGATGGGAATCTAATCTAATGGCAGTACAAATACAGATACGACGAGATACTACAGCTAATTGGGCGAGTGAAAATCCAGTACTTGCTGAAGGTGAGCTAGGGTTAGATATTGATCTTGATAAGTTTAAGATTGGTAATGGTGTAGATACGTGGACTACTCTTATTTTTCAAGAAGGGTCGATTACTACGGTTACAGATAACCTAACATCTACTTCTACATCCGAAGCTCTGAGTGCCAACCAAGGACAAGTACTCAAAACTTTAGTAGATGCTATTCCTACAGAAACAACAACGACACTAAGCATTAATGCTAATGTCCTAACGTATACTGATGAAGCGGGAGCGGCGACCACTATTGATCTGTCGTTGTATCTCGATGATACTAATTTAGCTCGTATCGTTAGCGGAGTGTTAGCTGGAAATATAGCTACATTCACCCGAGATGATAGTACTACTTTCACAGTAGATTTCAGTAGTCTCCTTTCAGGTAAAGCAGATACTATTCACGGTACACATCTAACCGCTCAGGACACTACTGACATAGCTACGGGCGTAGCACACGCGGGGGCAGCTCACGCACCATCTGATGCTGAAGCCAATGTTCAGTCTGATTGGAATGTAACAGATGCTGCTTTAGATACTTTTATAGCTAATAAACCTACTGTGTTACAAGGAGCCGATGGAGCACCCGGAGCTGCGGGCGCAGATGGTACGAATGGCGCAGATGGAGCACCCGGAGCTGCAGGCGCAGATGGAGCACAGGGTATACAAGGTGAGCAAGGTATACAAGGCGAAACCGGCCCTGCAGGAGCAGACGGATCAGGTGGCGGCACAGGCGGCACGACCAACCTAACAGCAGGCGTAATCTGGGATAACCATGATGCTAGTAGACCAGAGCATGATGAAGCTTTGGAGGTACTAGCAGATGCAACCTTAGCATTAACTCATGATGCAGACTCAACAGATCTACGCTCGGTTTATATAGAGAAGTTTGTTGAAGTTCCGGGTGGAATTCCTGCTGTAAAGAAAATTATTATTACAGCTACAAGGACTGCCACAGCAACCCAAAAAACATCATTCGGGGGGCTGAAACTCTACGACTCCACTGGTACGATGTTTACATTCTCAAATATAACGTATCAAGATCATATAAATTTAACTTTTTCTGGGGGTACTATAGCAGCTTCGGGTGCATATCCGAATTATCTTGATGACGAAGAGACTCTGGGTGCAATAGTAACTGCAGATGCTACAGCTTGGAATGGAGGGGCTCTGCATGGTTATTGGTCTGAATATAACAATAATTCAAATACGATTACCATTGAGTTCGACACCCCTACAGAAATCAGCAATTTTGATGTAATTACAAAACCCGATAACACGATGTGGAATGGTTCACCGGTGCATTTAACTGGCGGCGCTGATTTATCCATTCAATTCCTAGATGAAAATCTAACTGAATTATCAGTTGTATCTGTACCAGAACAGACAGCGATAGCAACAGCAGAAAATCACTTAACCAACATTACCCCTTTGGTCGGTTCAACGTACTGGCAACTAGAGTCATTCGATGATTGGGGTGTACAGTTCACTTCTCCAACGACTACAACACTAGTCAACAACACCGGTGCATCTGCAGTAATCAGAGCTAGGGTTACTAAGCCTACAGCATTAGCATCTACATCAGGAACAACTACATCTACATCTACAACAACCAACTTAACAGCAGGAGTCATATGGGATAACCACGCTCTGGGTAGGGATGAATACAATGAGTCACTAACGGTACTAGCAGATGCAACAGAAGTACTGACTCATGCGTCAGACACGGAAGAACTGCGCTCTGTTTATATAGAGAAGTTTGTCCAGGCGGGAGGCACAACACCTCCCTCTCTATGGTTGTCTTTTGATATCGGTACTGATGATTTATCAGCAGGGGGTCTAAGTGCGACAGTGACGGGAAATGTTGCTCCTACATCAAGTTCCGTAAAATATGGAGCGCAGTCTCTTTCTGGGTTTGATGGATCATCATGGTTAGATTATTCATCTTCTGCAGGGGATTTCGGTGCGGATGATTGGACTGTGGAGTTCTGGTTAAAGGCTACTGGCGGTATATCACAGGGGATTTTAACACAGGCATCCGGAGGAGGTGCAGAATCAACTGCATGGGGGTTCTTTTGTGGATACGGGTCAGCAGGGGTGGCGCTGTTTTTGTCCAATGGGGGTTATTTTGCTTCAATAACTAGCGGAACAACAGCGATATTAGATGACGAGTGGCATCATATTGCGGCATCGAGGTCTGGCACAACAGTTTATTTATTTGTAGATGGAATTAGCCAAGGGACTGCTGACGTTGGGACTACAGCACTTTCAGGTGAATCACTACCAATTAGAATTGGGGCGCAAGGCAGTGGGTACGCGATGCCTACAGGTACGTTCATAGACGATGTGGTTATAACAAAAAATCATGCTCGATATACACAATCTTTCTCCGTCCCAGAAGCGTTTAGCCTAGTCGTTGGGACAACATACTGGCAACTAGAATCATTCGATGATTGGGGAGTCCAGTTTACAGACTCCACCACAACTACATTAATCAACAACACCGGTGCTGATGCAGTTATTCGTGCGAGGATTACTAAGCCTACATCAGTCTCAACCAACGCATACGGTGCGCTTGAACTCACGGCAGATGGTGCGGTTATCTCACCGACAGCAGGGCTAGTAGACATACCAAACGGCACGACTAAAGTAATCACACACGCGTCAGATGCGAGTAATCTAAGATCGGTTTATATAGAGAAGTTTGTTGAGGTTCCGGGCGAGTATACAACTCTTTTCTCTACCCCTACTGATGTGGTAGCTAATGCTACATTTAGTGGTTCACTTGGCTACGGTGGCAGTGGAGGATGGAGTTTAAGTAACTCAATATTAAGTCAGTCTTATAGTGGTTCGTGGCTTATACATACCACTTCCGGTGGTAGTCTGGAAACGTTTGTTATAGATGCAGGTGTGGGTAAATTATTCCATCTAACGCAGATAAATCACGAAGGTGATACAGTGCAGCATGCAACTGTAAACACTGATTCGTTTAAGATAGACACATCAAATGATAACTCCACTTGGTCTACGTTATATGAATATAATGATTCTTCATCCCGACCCGCATTGGTCAGTGAGGTAGTCGATATAAATGTGAGGTACATTAGGGTAGTTCAAACTTCAGGATGGGGTAGACTATATTATCGAGGGGATTTACATCCATTCCTAGAATTAATCATTACAGATGATGTTCAATTAGCCGGAGAAACCTACTGGGAACTAGACACTTTCGAAGATTGGGGCGTAGAGTTCTTATCAGGCACAACAACCAAGGTAACTAATAGAACTGGAGCAGACGCAACAGCAAGAATACGTATTACTGCTCCGACTGCTAGTGCCGGTGGTACAGGTGGTGGAGCAACAACACTCGCAGAATTAACCGACTCAACCACATCAACAACCGACCCACTTGTTACATCGAATTTAACCGTAGGACACTTCTGGATCAACTCAACATCTGGTGAAGCATACGTTTGTACTGATGCGACTACCGACGCGAATGTTTGGACTAATATTGGTGATGGTACACAGGGCATTACTCTTGAGACAGTTGCATCCGAAATAGAATATTTAGTGGTCGCCGGTGGCGGTGGTGGCGGTGGTTGGGCAGGTGGTGGTGGTGGAGCCGGTGGATTACTAACATCAACCGGTTTCTCTGTAACTCCTGCAACACCCATTGTGATATCCATTGGGGCAGGTGGAGTAGGGCAACTTGCAGGGACTGATGGGGCGTACAGCAGTGGCAGTGATTCAACGATCGGATCAATTACAGCAGTTGGGGGAGGTCAAGGAGGTAATACTACTGGCAATGGGTTCCCCGGTCAATTGGGGGGTTCTGGTGGTGGTGGCTCATATAGTAACGTCGCAGGGTCTGGAACTGTCGGTCAAGGTCACTCGGGGGGTTCTGGTTATATAGGTGTTGACTATAGCGGTGGCGGTGGCGGTGGCGTGACTGCTGTCGGTGCGGATGCTATTGCATCCTCCGGTGGTGATGGTGGGTCAGGTTTAGCATCATCCATTTCTGGGTCTAGTGTTACATACGGCGGTGGCGGTGGCGGTGGAATTATAGGGTCTTTAAATAGTAATCCAGGGGGCGCAGGTGGAACCGGTGGTGGCGGTGACGGTGGTAGTATCGTTAGTGGTAATGATGGGGCTATACATACCGGTGGCGGTGGCGGTGGCGCAGGATCGATTGGAACCGGTGGTGGACATCACCAAGGTGGTGGTGGCGGTGGTTCTGGTGTTGTAATTATTCGATATCCGGTAGAGCATTTCCTTGCGACATCAACAACTGGTTCGCCAACAATTACAACGTCAGGGGGGTATCACGTTTATCAGTGGACTTCGTCCGGCACAATTACATTCTAGGAGGGGCTATGTCACATTTTGCAAAGTTAGAAAACAACGTAGTTACTCAAGTCATAGTGGCTGAACAAGACTTCATAAACTCTGGTTCTGTTGGAGATTCATTTCTATGGGTACAAACATCCTACAACGGAAATTTCCGCAAGAACTATGCAGGGATAGGATACACATACGATCAAGGGAGAGATGCTTTCATTCCACCGAAACCATTTGAGTCATGGGTACTGAACGAAGACACTTGTCGATGGGATGCTCCGACTCCAGTGCCGGACGATGGACAGATGTACACATGGAATGAAGACACCCAAGCGTGGGATGTGAATGTTAGCTGAACTAGCCATAGCCAACGCCGCATTTGAAGTCATTAGGACTGCGGTGTCTAATGGCAAAGAGATCTTTGAGCTAGGTGATCACTTAGCTAAGTTCTCCGATGCTGGTCGAGAGATTGACCACAAAGCTAGGATGGCTAAGAAGGGTTCAGAACAGGAATCTGACCTTGAGATATTCATGGCTCAAGAAGCCATGCGGAATAAAAGAGATCAGTTAAAAGAACTCATGGTCAGGACGCGGCATATGATGTGGGATGACTTCCTCCGCTTCGAGGGTGAACAACAGAAAGCACGACTCAAAGCACAGCGTGATGAAGAGCGTCAGAAAGAAGAACGAACCGATTTCATTATGACTTGTGCGGCTTGGATAATAGCCTTCTTTATTCTTGCTGGATCGTTAGTTGGAGGACTTAAGATTATCATAGGGATGAAATAATGGACGAACATAGGTGCAGTGAAATGGAGACAATATTAAAAGTACATAGGGCTAGGATTGATGATATGGAGAAGGTAGTGCAAAATATTAATAGTCAGTTGACACATTTGAAAGGGATAGCGTACGGTGCTTGCGGCGTTCTAGTCGCATCTGAATTAGGCATTATTGAAGCGATAAAACTGTGAGTGAGCTATTACTTTTTCAAGTTCCCAATTTTAATTGTATTGCTAGCAGTAGCTGCAGTAATAGTGCTGATAGCAATATGCATATACGAGATGCTGTATGTTATTCAAAGCCATCTGTGAACTAATAACTTATATAGGGCTTGCTGTTTTAGGAGCCTCCGCTGCCACATGGATTCTTCATAATTTTTTTGAGGTGTATTATTATGGATAATAACAAAGCATATGAAATGGCTCTTCTCTCAGAGCAAGCCTACTTCCCTCCTGAAGAATTCGCTAAAGTCCACACAGACGGTAACTTTCGTTTCCATTCAGTAGAAGGCACTCAGTTTTACACCGTATGGACTGCTAAAGAATTAGTATTTGTTTTTAGAGGGACTGAAGTTGCTGAATTTGCAGATCTTAAAGCAGATCTTAAATTTCAATTATTTCCTCTCGGCACTGAAGGTTCTGTACATACAGGTTTCTGGAATGCTCTAGATGCTGTTTGGGATGAAGTTGTCGCAGACTACAATGAGTTTTGTGAGGAACGTCATGTAACTTTTACCGGGCATAGTTTAGGAGCGGCACTCGCTACAATAGCTATGTCTAGATTAGATTTGCGTAATGCTGAGTTATATACCTACGGCTCTCCACGAGTTGGGGATGATATATTCAAAGCTACATTTTCTTATCGGTTTATGGATGTTTATAGGTTTAGAAATCAGAACGACATAGTAACTCGACACCCAATGGCAATTTGGGACTATCGCCATGTAGGGATATGTTACTATTTTACAGGCGCAGGTAACTGTGTAGAGGATCCTGGCTTTTGGACAAGAGCCAAGCAGTTTATAATAGGGATGTGTAAAGGAGCAGCGATAAAAAAGGTCGATTCATTTCGTGACCACTCCGTTGCTAATTATGTAAAACTAACACGAGGATTACCATCATGTTCTCCAAAAGAACCCACTTAATATTATTAGCATTGCTTATGATACCGTTGTTGTTAACTGGTTGTATGCCGAGGATTATCGCTGAGACAGCTAATGTCGCAGTAAGTAAATATTGTAAGATTCCCAGTGCTGGGCGAACAGCAGTTCGAAAGGTCGTGGATAGCGCTGTGCGTCCAAATAGAGTTGAGATAAGCTGTGCAGAAGATTAGTCAGCATTTCGCTAGAAGCGAGTTCGCATGTCAATGCGGCACCTGCCCACAATCACAGGATCCTACTGTTGATGTGACATTAATTAATATACTAGAGGAACTACGACGACACTTTAACACGCCTATAACCGTCACCTCGGCTATGAGATGTAAATCGCACAATTCCTCTGTAGGGGGCAGCGTTTTTTCAAAACATCTTGAGGGGAAAGCAAGTGACGTGCTGTTGAAAGGTGTGACACCTGAGAAGGTATATGACTACTTAGTAGAACGGTACCCTGATTCATATGGATTTGGAAAATACGAAACATTCACACACATCGACAGCAGGAGGCTGAAAGCAAGATGGGAGATAAAAGGATAGGAACAAAATGTGCATATTGTGATAAGCCTGTTGAAGTTAATGGAGGACATATACCTAGATGGTGCTCAGTGGAGTGTCGTAATTATTGGTTAGAGGAACAAGAAGATGCCCGGATTCAAGATAACGACATTTAAAGGCGCTGTAAAGAAAGTCGCACCTAGGTTACTAGCTGACGAGTTTGCTCAATCAGCTACAAATTGCTATCTCGGTACAGGGGACTTATTACCGTACATGGGTAAGACCCAAGACTGGACACTTACGAAAGCAGGCCCTATAAAGACCATATATAAATACGCGCAGGGAGCGACCAACGAAGATCCCGGCGCACCTGTCAGTAAAGGCTATTGGTTTCATTGGGATTCTGATATTGATGTAGTCCAGAGTCCTATAGTGAATGATGTTAATAAGCGGGTGTATTTTACAGGCACGGGGCTGGCACCTCAAATAACAGATTTTGATGAGGCTCTAGATGGTACCTCTACTGACTATCCGGTAATTTCTAAAACTCTAGGTATTCCTGAACCTGCTTTTCCACCTGAGACGAAAGAGGAAGAACCAGTTTTGGATGCTAATGGGATCCCTACTGGAGAGGTGCTTTTTCCATGGGGCACCGCGACTTCTACCGATTCCCTAGATGCTGAAAACAGGTTTTATGTATATACCTATGTACACATCGATGGTGACATCAAAACAGAAAGCGCTCCTTCTCTGTCTTCAAATGCTATATATGTACAACAAGGTCAGACACCTTGGATTGAAATTACTACAGCCCCTAACAATAGCGGGCATAAAATAGTTGATAAGTATCGTTTATATGTAACCACTACAGGCAGTAATGCTACTGATTACCAATTTTGCGCAGAATCGTCAGCGGCTATCATACAAGACGATGGAACCCGTGCTGAGGTATTAGCTACTAGTACATGGGTAAAACCTGACGTAGCTATGGTAGGAATTGTCGCTATGTCGAATGGGATCATAGCAGGATTCAAAGACAATACTATTATGTTTTCTGAGCCATACGCTCCGTACACTTTCCCAGTGGAGTACCAACTAGGTATACCCAATAAGATAGTAGGGTTAGGTGTGGCAGGTGACAACCTAGTAGTGTGTACTGAAGCTATTCCGTATCTAGTGAATGGTGCGACTTCTAGCTCAATGGCGATAACGCCTCTTAGTTTGGAACAGTCCTGTGTATCTAAACGCTCTATCGTCTCTATTTTAGATGGGGTTATATACGCATCTCCTGACGGTTTGGTATATATAGATTCTGCAGGACCCCAATTAATAACCAACGAGCTATTTACTAGAGAGCAATGGCAGGCATATAAACCTGAAACGATTCACGCTTATCAGCATGATAATTTATATTATGTTTTCTACGATGATACCGCAGGATTTATTCTAGATCCTATAAACCGACATTTCATAGACTTAGATTTCTACGCTAGTGCAGGCTATAACGATCCTGTGGATGACGCTTTGTATCTAGTGGTGGGGGGTGAGATAGTTCGTTGGAATCATGATGCGACTACTGACCTATCATATACTTGGAAGTCTAAAGTTTTTACCTCCCCTAGACCCGTTAATTTTAGTACTGGGCAAGTGATTGCGGATAGTTATCCTGTCACAATAGATTTCTATGTAGATGGGGAGAACAAAAATACTACCACCGTTAACAATGCGGATATATTTAGATTACCTAGTGGATTCTTAGGGCGAGATTGGGAAGTTGAGATATCAGGAACTTCTCGAGTAGAAGCTGTGTATGTTGCTGACTCAGTACAAAGTTTACGAGAGCTTGCATGAAAAAACCTACTATAGGAAAGAGTACTTCAAAAGATCCAGAACTCCAACGTATTCTAACAGCAGTAAAAGAATTAATAGAAGTACGTGAGGGGGATCGTGGCGACCCTAAAGATGCCTTTGTTAGTTTTCGAGATCTTGTCGATGCAGAGCTAGTAGATTTTATAGGACCGAAGTCAGCTCAGATATCTTCACGCCCCTCTATCTCAGTAGTACCTGTTGTAAGTACTAGCTATACTCCTACTACCCCTGAAGGTGTTATAACAATTACTGGTGGGTTTACCACTATATTACTTGAGTGGGCTGCCGCTTCTTATACGGGACACGATCATACAGAGATCCATAGAAGTGAGAGTAATGATCGTAGTACGGCGGGAATAGTAGGTATGGCAGGAGGGCATATGTTCTCTGATCCTGTTGACTACAACAAGACCTATTATTACTGGATTAGATTCGTAGCTAGCGATGGTACTGTAGGAAATTTTAATAGCACTGAAGGTACTTTGGGTCAGACTTCGAAAAGTGTAGAGGATGTAATCACCGATACAAATACACAACTTGGAACGGGAGCATTTTCTCAATTTGTATTAGATACTTTAAGAGGTCCTAAGGGTGATGATGGTGATGATGGCGTAACTACCACCATTGTTCAAAATACTAATACCGATGTCCCCTACACAGGATACTCGACAACTGTGAGTAGTAACGGGTATATAACAGGATTAACGAATTATATAGAGGGTGCGACAGGAACTAGTAAATTCTATATCTCAGCTAGTGATTTTGCTATTGTCGATCCGAGTTCGCTCACTAACTACCACACTACTGATGCTCCTGCAGCTAATTTCCCATTCTCGGTAGTTAATGGTGTAACTACTATAAATGACGCATGGATAGATTATGCCCATATAGCAAATCTAACTGCCCAACAGATAGACACAACCAACTTAAATGTAGGAGGCGCTTTTACGGCGTGGTCTGGTGATATAAACGCATTGACAGCAGGAGTTATCAGCGACGATAACAACAGGTTTGTTATTGATTTTAACAAAGGGACATTACTAGCATTCGATGACGCAGGGAACCTACGAGTTAAAGTAGGAGATCTTGGAGGGTATACAATGGGTACTGCACAATACCTTAGCACTTCAGATACCTACGATATCATAGATATTCCCGCAAACTATTTTGCCAATATAAATATGACACTCTCTGATAACGCGTTAGTTCGAGATAATGCTCGGCATATCGAGTTATTAGGGCAAACGCAGATGGTATATGCTTTTTGGGCTATGTATCCCCCTAATCCTACTGGTACCTCAAACAGGGTGTATAATCTCAGGGAAGATTCTACTGCGTTATATAACTTAGCGTCTGCGAACGGTTTATCTTACGATACCTCAAACGATATATATTCTGATTTTTGGAATAATGTAGCAGGATCCACAGATGCTGCTACATTAGCACAATGGGTAATATTTCGGAACCATGTTAAAAGTACTACGACCCCTATGGTTGATACTTGGGCCCAGTTAATGGCATGGCTCATAAACGGTGCCGTGAAAGTATATATAACTACTGTACCTACGCAACCTGAGTACAATTATTTTAAAGCTACTTACCCTACTAATTTCACATCCCGCTTTATTTTCGTCGATGGGACTGGAACCCTGACCCTATGACCTCTTTCGGTTTAGAGACATTCGCAGCTTCTGGGCAAGTAGGGCTTAGTACTAAAGATACTGCATGGAGCTATGTCGGTTTTATAACCGTAGACGCAGGGCAATCTGTAGTTCAAAATTTTTCTGCAGCTGCTGGTATGGAGTTAATGACTCAACAATGGATACCAAATGTTGTACCTAATGATCAGGAGGCTTATAGCCATAATGTTGAAGTAGCAGGTAATACCGTAAATATTAGTAATAATGGGACTGTAACTACTCATATACTGGTGCTCGCGCAATGAGTGTTAGTGTTTTTAATGATGATAATAAAGTTTTAATATCTAGTGCCCTAGAGAATATGCATTTCGCGGGTAAAGCTATTTATATAAGTTCTTTAGAAAAATTACATGAAACTATAAATGGATACCCGTGGAGTAATACAGCTAGTTTCCGTTATAATATGTTCGCGCCGGGTTGGGGAGCAGCTCATACATATACCGCAAACACTTATCCCGGGCATTCATTGTATACATCTAGTTATGAAACTTTTTCTAACCCAATATACTCAATAGCGGACTATCAAGGAGCTGGCTTTCTTGCATTAAACCACCTAAAACAAGAAAGTAGGATGATTCGTGACAAATACTATTTTATTCCTGCAACAACTAGTGGATCCTGTATCCATACATATACGTTCGCTACTTCAGAAATCCCTTTGGTTTTTATAAAACCGCTAGATTATGACAGATTTTACGGTATTATAGAACAACGTTTAGAATCTGGTATATGGACATTTAAGGTACTTCAATCGGGTTTAGATAGTGTCCCTCCCGAGTTATACGTTTTCACACCGCCTTCAGCGATTGATAACTCAGACCATAAAGGGTTACAAGTTTTTCTTGCGGACGGGAAAGAGGCTTTCAATAGTAATAAACAACCTTTAAATATCATAGCTGGTGGGGTATCCCAACCGCCTGAAAAACCTAATGACGGGACCCCGCCTATTGAATTAGGCTTTCCTACAACTGATACAACTACTTATCCTTTTAATTATTTAGGAGCAACGCTTAGTTTTGAAGCTGAGGCTATGAACGGTAGGGAAGCATACGGGTATCAATTCAACCGATGGAACTGGCGTTCTGATACTTCGTATACCACTAGTAGTATATCGCATGACGCGCCCCCTACAAATTTTATGTTTGCAGCGCCTTCATTAGCTCAATCTGTACTCAGAGGTAAAATAAATGGACTAAGTTTTGACGTGGCTACAGGTGTAGGTGGAGGGGGAGGTTATATCGCAGGAGTCACTAATGTGTATTCTACGGCTCAATGGTGGGCGATGTATAGAAATGTCTTCCGTATCCGTCCATTGGGGGTTGATACGGTGAATAGTACCTATATCACTGCGACTGATGGTTTTGTATCTCGAGTAGAGCATCCAGATTTACCTCAAAGCCCTAAAGTATATGACACATTATATGCTTTACCGACCAACTGGTATTTTGACAATGCAGCCTCGGTATACCCAGTATATGTATACACATGGACAGGGGTAGAGTGGGTTGGTTTTGACAGAAAACAAGTACATTATTCTACGGAGTATGCGAATACCGCCCCATCCGGTACAATTAGTGGGTTGGAGGAAGGCCATTTCTACGTATCTCGTCCTTGGACTGGAGCTATGAGGTATTTCCATTATAGAGGGGGGGTATGGAATGAGGTTTTTTCAGGTTCTAGCCATAGTGCAGTAGGGGACCTACACTCCAACACTTCGTTACTTTCTGGTTGGGCTCCATTTGCGTCAGGATATGCTTATGCAGAGACACACCATGATTACACTTGGGGAGGCGCTCTTCTACCTTGGGTAGATCATGATACTGGTACTTATGGGACTTCGACGTTACCATACCAACCCAAAACTATAAATCTGCAAGATAATGCATACTTAATAGCGGATTCTTCTTTGTATGATTAGCTATGCCAGAATTATGACAGAGGTAGGTTGTTTTGGGTAGGTTATGCCAGTATTGTATTGGGTTTTGACATAGGGTGAGGTGGTAACATATTGATTTATATAGGGTGTACTGGTAGAGCCCCGGATTGTGATTCCGGTTGTCGAGGGTTCGAGCCCCTTCGTTCACCCCATTAAATCAACGAGTTAGCAAAACCGCTCCTCGGTGCTATGTCAGAATTATGTCACTTATCCTCAATGTTATTCGCATAATCTGCTAAATGGTCAGGTGCTAAGTGAGCGTACCGTAGTACCATCTCGTAGCTACTCCAACCTCCAAGTTCTTGTAAAACGTTCAATGGCGTACCATTCTGTACGTGCCAACTCGCCCATGTGTGGCGTAGGTCATGCCACCTGAAATTCTCAATACCCGCTCTCACTAGAGCCTTCTTAAATGCGGCAGTGTGTGCTCGTTTAATTCGTTTACCCTTATAGGTAAACAGATATATAGGATGTATCCCTCGGCGTTCTAATACAACTCGTTGTGCTGTGGTATTAAACGGGACAGACATCGGCTTACTATTCTTAGTCTGATCAGGATGGAGCCATGCTTTACTCCCAGAAGGGGAGATCTGCGACCATTCCAACCCCGTTACATTAGACGCACGTAAACCTGTAGCTAGGCTGAATTCTACCATCGCTTTTTGGTGTGGTGGTAGTTCTGCGATTAGCAGATCAGCTTGTTCTCGCGTGATCCAACGTATTCGTTTGTCAGGTTCTTTCAGTTTCCGTATATGCGGGAGTTCGTTTAGACAATGCCAGGGGCCGTGAGCTTTACGTAGGATAGATCCTACCAGAGTGGTGTACCGGTTGATAGTTGCGTTGGCGACACCTTCAGCTAATTTAGCTTCGATGATCTGTTCAATACGATCTGTAGTGATGGTATGGAGTGGCTGATCACGTAAAAACTTATCCAGCCATCGGAGTTTTTCGAGATCGTCGTTGATAGAAGTCTTGGTACTTTCTTTAACCCAACGAACGCATGCTGTGTTCCATAGGACCTCAGGTTGAGTACCTAGTTTATGTTCGTCCCAGAGTTGGGCACGATGCTTGTCTTCTAATTCCTGGGCCTTACGTTTGTCGGTGGTCTTAGTAGATCTTCGTACTCGTCGTCCGTCAGGAGCGGTGAATCGGTACCAAATGAACTTAGACCCCGTTTGATAGTATTGCATGGTGGTTGCACGGTGTTAAAATCCCCATCGTACAACTTATCTAAATAAGATGACAAGTCTTCTTCTTTAAATACCCACTGTCTCCCAACTTTTGCTGCTTTTATTTCCCGTGCTTTAGCTTTGACTCGAACAGTCTCAGCATTGCACTTCAAATAAGCTGCAGCTTCAGTTAGGGTTAATGTGTTCATCCATATATCTCCTTTAAACGATCCATAGTTGTGACCTCGTTCTCTCCTAAGATCTCTAATTTCTTGCCTTTATCCTCCAGTCGAGGAAGTAGCTCGTCAGTACGAGCGTTCCACATAAGTACTAGATCTTTATCGTGATGATTAGCTCTGCTTATATTTAATTGCTTACAAATACGTTTGAAATCTACAGGTGAAAACTCGCTGTACACTTTACCTAATACAGCACTAGGTCGCCCTACTTGTTTAGCCTTAGATAGGACTCGTCCACATTTCTGCGAGCATGATTTTTGACCGTGCTGTATACGATACATGATTGCCGTAAATTCTTCATTACAAACAGGGCATTCATATATAGCGGTAGCGGAAGTAGGATCTGGATTTCGCAATAATTTAGGGCGCATTATTACCTCTGCTTATATAATCTTGTAAATAAAAGATCGCTTTGTTAATGTCTTCCATCTCTTTTTCAGGGTTTTTTCTACCTGCTCTGGCAATATACTTCACTGCATTGCCTAGATCATAGCCTAAATCCCATTCGTTAATTACATCAATAACCTCATACTTGGAGAAAGTATAATGACTAGGATGATTTACTGGGTCATTCATAGTTTAGCTCGTTGAACAGCGATGATAGGGTGGATTGCTACAATGTCATCATGTGCTATTACTGAAGAGTATTCTGTCAGAATGTTCTCAACTGCATACCCTTGTGCGACCTCGCGAACATAAGTTTTGATTATATACTCAGAGTCTATAGTCTCAATTAATACCTCATCGCCCGGTGTAATGTCAGCTGCGGGGTCTACTACTACATATTCTCCTTGTTTGATACGTGGATGGTAACTCTGCTCATCTATTAGCACTGCGTATACTTGATCGCTAGTTTCGCCAATATACTTAGCCTCTATGTGTCTATTTAATACTGCTCCTGTTGAACTCCTTACCACTGGTATACTCCTCTTATATATTTGTTTTATCCTTAATTTACGACCTAAGACCGGACGAATGTCTTTAGGCGCACACTGAAGTAGTTTTGCAAAGACTAGCACCGCATCAGTGTTAAGTGCAATGGTGCCATTTAGATACTGGCTAATAGCACTCTGACTCGTACCTATTTCATCAGCTACTGTTACTTGTGTTAATTTAAGCTCCTGTTTTTTAGCCTCCCATATGGCTCGGAGTCTTTTCGCAGCATCCCTGTCTGCGTCTGTGATAATGCGTTGTGTCATGGTGGTTGACCTTTAGTTGTTAAGCTACATATCCATGCAGCTAGTTCATTCTGTTTAATAATGCTGTTATTAAACGCCTCAGTGGGGATTCCTTCAACCCACTCTGGGTATTTAAAAATACATCCGCCTTCTTTGCTCCCAACTATACAATAAACTTGGCGACCAAAGCTATGTTCTTTGGCTAACCACTTTAACTGTTGTGGGCGGAGCGCAGGTTTGATGATCGTTCCTGCTCGTTTAGGGATCTGTTTTAGATACTTATATTCAATCCATATGTCAGCTTTCGGACCTGAATAATAAGCATCGGGCACACCACCACGATAGTTGTCGTTTATCTTCCAGACTGTCAGCCCTTTCTTGGGTAAATGTCTGTGTACTGAACGGATGAATCCATGCTCGTCCATGAGTTACCTTTGATGTCTGATTTCTAATCCATCCGAGATGTTATAGTCTCGGTCACATTGATAGCACCGGTAGATATTCTTAGAATACAACCGTAGCATAGGATTCCCACAGTGACAGACGTTATCTGCACGGCGGGGTTCTTCAATAGGGCGGATCCATCGGTCTAGCCATTTAAGCATTACTTTTCCTCTATAACGTCAGTAACATATTCGTTTGCAAAATTTATAAATTCTTCGGTATCAGCAGCGTCCAAATAGTTCTCTTCTGCTTCCTCCGCATTTTCAGCTTCAATTTCATAGCGAGTAGTGCAAATACTCGATGTTAGAATTGTGTATTTAGTCATCGTCCTCCTCCGATATAGTAAGGTAATCATCGTCATTGGTAGGGGTAGTAGTAATAGTTTCAGTCCCACATTCTCTACAGACAAAGGGTACACCCCCATGTTTTACATCATGCTCATCGTGGATTGTTCCACCTCCACAGGTGTTGCAGAATCTCCAGTCCTCACTCATCATCTATATCCTTATATGAGATTACAGAGAATTCATCTCCTCCATCGAGCGGATCTCCACCCTCGAAGTACCAGAAGATTTCTTCGTCTCTTTCATCTTCGAGCTCATTCCACCATTCTGTATCGCATATCACCGTCTTTATTTCATTAGGTTTGTCGTACCAATATATCTCGCACTCAATTAGACTCATCGCTCACCTCCTCTACTGCCCCAATTTCATCTCCGTTAGGATCGTGGTACATATTCCCTTCGAGAGTAAAAAGTTTGGGGTGTACAATACGATGAGCGTGGTCCTCGCTGTCTGCTTCCACTATTACACTCCCTGCGGCAAAGTATCTTTTCGTCCAATGCACTTTATACTTCATCGCTCACCTCCTCTAACTCATAATATTTCCGAATACACGCTTGATCTTCAGGCGATATACCTGTGCGATCAAGTAAATGCTCCATCGTATCGGGACAGTTCTTGATGGTGGAAAATAAATCCTCCACTACATATATTCTCAACTCATCCAGACTCATCACATGATCAACATGATATTGGATCAGTCTATCCCTAGCATCATAAGGGTCTATATCAATTCTCATCACTCGCCTCCCTCAAAATGCTCACTAAGATAGTATTCAATCTGAAACCAATTGATACCTTGCTCAGCATCGAATCTAGCTTGCACCATATATAGGATTTCCTGAATATCTTCGTCAGTAAGTTCCTTCCCTAGCAAATACTTGGGTGGCTTATCCATGTCCATTAAATTATTGAACATCTCATGAACATCAGTAGCTGACCAAATATCAGCAATAGCTTGCCCATCAATAAAGGCTTGTTTGTAGGATTCTATGTGGTCCCAATCAGCTTGGCTCATCGCTCACCTCCAACTCTAATGACTCAGCATCTTCTTTAGCAAAGCCCCAATCGTCTTGATCGAGTCCGTGGTAAGTTTGATAAGCCGTTTCCATATTGAAGATAAAATCACTCATTGTTGTTGAAAACTCAATGTTATTAAGCCCCCGATATTCGTCCAATGCTACCGCTATAACCTTCACCAATTCAGGTGGAGCTTCTAGCCGAAGATAGTGCTCTGTGATTACTAAATTACTCATATTTTTCTCCTTCCAAAAAAATGCCCGCGCGAGGCGGGCTAAGAGGTGGTGGTTAGAACGGAACTTCGTCTGAGGGTATGTGGGGCTCTTTCATTACTATTTCTTTGGCTTTTTCACGTAAGGGTATTAACGCCGCAAGAAGTTCGGGACTTACAGCAGGAGTGACGGGGTGTAAGTTAGTGTGTACTACTTTGCCTTGAAAGCTAAATTGCGTTTGGGTTTGTAAATAATGTAATCCATTCTCTTTTAACCTTTTCATGTGCTTCTCAAATGGAGCGATAGATGCTCTAACTATTTTAAAACTATAAGGCACGTCGCCTTCTTCGAAGTTTACAGGCATTACAGCTAGTTGAATGGCGTTTGTGCAACGTTTTCCTTTACCGCCTCTACCTGATCCCCACACGTCGTGATCACAGGTATCGCATTTTTCTTCAGGTTCTATCTTAGGGCTAGCTGCTTTTTCGGATGTAGTAACAGTTAAGTTTCTCTTATCTGGATTTATTGCCCAACATGTTGGCGGTTCGTTCTGCCCGGACATACTCCATTCTTTTTCATAGTATTCATTTTTATATGCATAGGCTAGGATGATCATATTTAACAAGGGTAGCGGTTGGTCATTAGGCCCTGCATCAGATAAGTTGAACATATCGTTCATTCTGCTGATGGAACGCCATTTGGGTTTTTCGATTACAACCCGTTGATCCATTTCTTTCTTTAGCTCGTCGGGTATGGCGGCCATTTGTTTTTTTAACTTGGTATCTATAGTAAGCTCAGTAGTCATTAGTATTCCTTAGTGTTTATTAGCACTGCTTATATTATCATCATCTAGAACGAAAGTTAACTGTTCTTCGTGTAAAAGGTTTAAGTCCGGGGACTTCATTTCCTGTTTCTAGTATTTCTCTAAAAGCTGTGACAGCAGGTCTGCGTTCTAGTAAATATGGTTGTTTAGTTTCTAGTATGTAATTGTAGAAATCATCCCAACTATCAACAGTTGGTACCACCGCTTCTGAAATAGATACAGTCGCTTTATCACCACGCATCGAAGTTATGTTTTGACTATCCATCGCCTCTAGAAGTTTACCTTCTAGAACTATTTTATCCTTCGAGAGTCCTTTTTTAGTAGTTTCTAGTTTAGTTAGTTCTTCACGTTTTTTTCTAAGTTGTTCAATAAGTTCACCTATTGTTTCCATCTTCCAACTCCGTTAATTGTTTAAATAAGTTTAATAAAGAATCCATACGATTCAGTTTACCGTCTAATTTGTCGTAAACGGCTACTTCCCATGTCCCTCTCGCAGCGATCAGTATGGTTTCTGTTTTCTTTGTTTGTCCTGCGCGGTATATCCTCCTATTGAATTGTTGGAAGTGTTCAGCGTTATATGTCGGACTCGCCCATATAGTCGTGACACCTTTCGTTAGAGTAAGCCCGTGTGCTGCTGATTGTGGGTGGGCAAAGAGCACTTGGTAGGCTCCTTTTTGGTAGTGTTTCACAATCTCAGTACGCTCAGATATACGTACTGATCCATCTATCACAGCAAAAGTTAAGCCTTCTTTATCTGCTAATTTGCACAAAGCGTCACGTTCGTGTGTCCAGTTAAAGGCTACTATAGAGTGAGGTCGTTCTTTTATAAGCGATATGATTAGCTCATACCGTGCAGTATCTATAACATGAGAGTTTCCTTCGTTATCGTATACCGCACCGCTCGCTACTTGCAGTAGTTTTTTTACTAGAACTCCTGCGTGGATGGCTTCGAGATAATCCCCATTATCGAGTTCTAGCAAAGCATCTCGTTTTAGTTCGTTATAGGCTTTCGCCTGTTTCTTAGAGAGGTCGGTATATATTAGTTTTTTTGTGTTTGGTGGTATGGATAAGCAGTCTTCGAACCGATGTCGGATAGTGATATCTTTAAGGGATGCGGCAACTCGTGCTTCTGCATCTTCTTTGTCTAGCCATTGCACCATATGAGTTCCCGCGCCTACTTGTTTAGGTTCGCAAACTTGTGCTCTAAAGCTGAAGAATTGTTGTCCTAGGCGTTCACCGTCATCTACTATAAGAGTGGGGTGCCATATATCTAGAATAGTGTTCGAGTTAGGGGTTCCTGAAAGAGCTATTCTGTATTTAAAGGCTTCTCGGATATAAGCGGTTGCTTTACTTCGTTGGCTCGTTCTGCGTTTATACGCAGTGAATTCATCAATCACTAGCCATTCGAATTGTTGCAATATATCTTCTGCATTATTAGCGATCCATTTAACTGCGTCGTGATTTGTTATCACTATATCAGTGTTCATCTGGAATGCCTGCATTCGATTTTTTGCATAAGCTATCGAATAGGTTAGCCCCGGAGTGAAAGTATCTATATCATCGCCCCATGAGGGTTTTAATATAGATAACGGGGCTAATACTAGCATGCGTCCATAAGATTCTTTATTTATACGAGCTTGGTAGTACCGCTCTAATACTGCTCGAGTTTTCCCAGTGCCAGGATCTGACGTAATCAACGCTCGAGGAGCTTTCGTCAGAAAATCGACAGTTTGTTGTTGGTGCTCGTATAAAGGTAGCATTAGCGTCTCCGATGTTTTTTATATTTAAAATGCTGACGCGCTTCAGCAACCATACTAGCTAATTGTAAGGCTTTAATTACTGTGGATAGTACCGAGATCGTCTTGTATATTAGATGCGCTTTCATAAGTAATAATCGTCCATATAAGTTTAAGTAGGATGCCGAAGAAGACGATGTATAAAACAAAGTCTAGAGTGAAATTTAGAAATAGTTTTAATGCTTCTAAGATCATTAAGGCACAGCTTACATGGGTCGAATATTTTACGAATTTATCTTCTTGAAGTGCTTTAAAAGCTCTTCTATATTTGTCAAAGTTCATTAGATCCTCCTTAGTTATAAATCTACACCATAGTCACAATCGCCTGATGTGCGGTATGAACACCACCTGCAGGCTTGTTTGGACGGTTTGGGCGGGAAATCAGTAGCTGTAGTCATGATGGTGGCGCGTTCTACCCAGCGGGGATAGAACAGCATAGCTTGTGCGCGTGTGTAGGTTTGTTCAGCTACAGCGGCATGATCTAGATACCAGAGTTCAGTACGTATAAATTCTAGTTCAGGATAGCGTATGAAAGAAGCTATGGCGTATAGAAGCGCTTGCTGTCCGTGTGCTATTTCGTTTCCGAATTTACGCCCTGTTTTATAATCAATAACTCTAGCTGATGTATCGTCCATTCGAACCATAGCGTCTAGCTTAATACGTGCCCAGACATCTTCAGCTCGCCACTCACAGATCTCCCAATCCTGAGTAAAGCCCCAGTCTCCCTCTAGTTCAACTTGTCCTTTATCAAACAGCTCACGTAGATTTTCAAAACTATCTGTAAACTTCTTCAGGGATTTAGGGAACTCGATCTCGCCACGTACATAACGTTCAGCTTGATCGTGGATATCCGTTCCTCGCTTAGCAGCAGGATGTTGCGGTTCTTGGATCTTTTTTATTTTCTGTAAGAAACTTCGAAAAGGACATTTCTCGAAAGTAGATAGCGCTGAGTATGACCAAGTAGGTATACGTTCTTCTTCAGCCATAAGGCCTCCTAGTGGGTAACGGTTGTGTCTGGGGTTCCGTATATTTGCGTAAGTGTTGTTTTTATAAAGTCATCAATATCATCAAAGAGTTCGTCACCAGTAGCACCGCGTTCTTCGGCACTATCTAGTATTTCGCCAATATTATCAGCCATGAACTGGATCGCGCTGATAGCGACGAATTGATCTCGTTCTGAGAGCTCTTCGAAATTTGTTTCTAGTGCGTCTGTTGTGGTTCGTTCTGACATTTGTATGCTTCCTTATCTCGATCTGAGAAGTGTTCGTTGATTAAAGGGGTGCGTTCGTAGGTATCAAGTTTCCAGTCAACAACAAGTCCTCGGCCTTTCCCCCGCCTATTAATGGTAATTATTCCGTTACGGGCTAATAATTTTCCGAATTTCACAGCTGATATAGTTGCGTCGTTTAGACAGGTATATACCGTTCTTAGCTGGGCTACAGTAACGAACGATTTTCGTTGATCTACGTCAGCGATCCAGCTTTTAATAAAACGTTGTGCTGCTTCGAAAGTGGTGATTTCGTTTATAGCTGTAGGTTCCATATCAACGAATTTTACGAAGAAGTCTAAGTTCCCTGTTCTGATAGCGAAGCTATATTCTTCTATCCACGTCATGCTCGCTTCGCGCATTTGTAGCTTCGCTTCGTTCTCTAAAGGAGTACGTGCTTGGTCTTCGTTTTCATTATAGGTGGTCAGAAAATTAGTGAATATCTGTAATTCTTTCGGTAGTAAGTCATCTATTTCCTGCCTGATTTTAGGGTGTGCGCGGATTAACGAGAGTTCTTGATGTATACCTATATTAAAGCGTCGATCTGTAGCCGATAGTTTTAATGCGTCTTGGTTGTTCGTGTAGAACATAACGTTGTTGTATAAGGGTTTATCCACTAAGCTATCAACGCGCATCACGCGTACTTTGCCGTAAGGCTCAGTGATAAAATTCTTTAGGAAATTCATCGTACGTGAGGATGAGGCTACGTCGTTTATACGCGCTTCATCTACTACAGTGATTAAGTTAGTCTCTTGCCACGCATTAAACTGATCGTCAAAATCAGATAGTTTTCGCATGACCGAGTAGCGGTTCCCAATTAAGGGCACTAATACTTTATGGTAGAACACTCCTTTACCTGTACCTTCTACTCCGCTGAAGACCCATGCGGTTGTAGTTTTACAACGACGTTTTACACCATAGGCTAGCCAGTTTATGAAGTGTTCATATTCTAAGGAGCTGTCACCGACCAGATGCCATATTATTTTATATATAGTGGGGCAGTAATTTTGTAGTAATGTAGCGTCCCCATAAGTCAGTTCTATATCCTCAAGAGGTTTAGCATTAAGTAGATATTCTGTGGGTTGGTACTTGTTTAACCATTGCCGTTGGAAATCTATCTGGTTATCAGTCGAAGGGTCGAATACATAGTCCCATGTTGGGATAGGTTCGGGCATAGCCAAACCGTGTTCTAACATGAAGTCGCCTAGATTGGATTTATTAGCTGAAGCGATGCGAGGGATGTTGTTACTGTTCTCATCGAACACTGCGTTGTAATGTACGTCAGTCCAGAAATCTCTAAAGATGAAAGGGCGTAGGTTTGCAGCACCGCGTATTTCATCTTTAAATTCTTCAGTGTACCATTCGTGGAAATCAGCATCTACTCGCTGCATTTCAAATGGGGGCTCGTCTTTAAATGTGTAGACGATACGAGGGTTGCCTATCGGACACCAATACGCGTTACTGTCACCATTATTAATATTGAAGTAGCAGTATTCTATAGTGTGGTAGGCGTAAGTAATACGTGCTTGATCTGGGTTCTCTAAGACTTCGGTTTTATGCCCATCCTCTAAGGTAACATATCTAGTTTTGGGAGTGCGTCGTTTCAGTCCCGCTGATTTACGTAAGGCGATGACTGTATCTTTAATCGCTTGAGTATTAGCTTCGACATTTACCTGCTTCAATAATACTGAGATATCTACTGTAGGGTTATCTTTTTTAACTAAGACGATACGTTCTTCTACAGGGTCAAACAAAGGAGGTATAAATGTAGGGGGTGCACAATATATCAGTTTATCGTTTTGGGCTAATGTCCTATCAATGGGATAGGATAAACTGAGCCCTGAAGTATTAAGAGATACCTGAGTACTAAAGTCTTCGATGTTTAGATTTAACCAAGTGATCCAATCTTTTAATCGCATTGGATTTACTTCTGCGGATAAGTAGAAATCTAAATGCATGCAGATTAGGTTTTGTTTAAGTCCTAACGAAGCTGATGCTGTGGCTATGTATGAGGAGTTAGAGAATACAGGGGGTAAGAGTTTTACGATTCGTTCGGCAATATCTTTAATATCAGTACTGCTTATGTTTTCAGGTATCGTGTATCCTTCAAGTTCAAGTCCGTCGATATCTAAGACTAAGGTTTGTGTTTTTTGGTAGCGATCTGTGTGTCCTTTACGGGGTTCGTTAACCAAGGGTCTGTCGAGCTGTCCTTTAAGCAAGCAATGCCCTAAAGGAGCGTGTTTTTTCATTAGTTGGTATTGGGTATCCCACCCTACATTGGTAGCGGGGATGTCATGTATGTGAGAAGTAAATTTGTTCACGTACATGGGGTAAGATTGCTTACCTTGTTTCGAGAATTCTTTTGATAGGCGCGTTCTGTTAGCTGCCTCTAAGAATGTGATTTTCGGCATAATATCCCCTTGGCGTATAAGTACTGCTTATACTTCTGCAGTATCTCATAATAGTCCTTTTTATTTCGAATAACAATAGTCGACTCCACCCTCTGCATCAAGCGGCAGGTTAGGAGCCCAGTTAGGCGGTGTCTTCATAGTTTTGAGCATGAACGCAAATGCGTCCGAAGCTATCTCGTCAGGTACAATACTGACCACCTCATCATGTACAGTTAGCGCGACAGGGTATTTTTCATTTATTTCAAGCATTTGATCCATGACAATAATTCTGGCTAACGCCTGTACTATATTTTCGACTATTTTTGCTCCATACGTACGTACAGTAGATTTACTTTCTATTATTTCAGCGTCTGTAGCAGATGAAGGTAGCGTGAGGTTGTAAACGAGTTCGTGTCCGTTTTCCCCATTTACAACTCTAAGCCCTGGGTATTTCAAAGCCATACCATTAGGGAGTAGTATTTGTTCGTGTGTGACCATTAAGGGTCCCCATGGAATGGGGGGTTTGCCTTTTTGCATCATAGCAAACAGCATCTTATTTGCAGTACCCCAATAGCCTTGGATCATGTAATTTGCTCTTCGGTATGTCTGTACGATTTTTTCAGCTTCGCTATCAGTGATTAGTAATGGGTCAGCACCTAAAGCACCAGCTTCTAATGTTTTTTGGAATTTACGCCATCCCATGCCGTATCCTAAGCCTAAAATAGCAACTTTACCTACAAAGCGTTCCAGAGGGTTTTGTTCTTTAGTCACGGGTACCTTGTCGGGGTAGATGTGGTTGGCGAAAGCGCAATATACGTCTATATCGTCAGCGAATAATTGCAATAATTCTAGTTGATTTGATACCCACGCTAGGACTCGCGCTTCGATTTGTGCGGAGTCAACAACTACTACACTGTGGTCTTCTGGTGCGTGTAGGGCGCGTCTTAGGATAGAACCCCTACGTAAGTTCTGGAAGTTAAGTTTTTCAGCTCCAGAAGCTCGTCCGGTGTGTGCACCATAGTATTTAAGTGCCACTGCTAACTCATTAGTATAGGGGTCTGCAGCGTTTAGCATCCGTTTTGCCCGAGTGCGATTTATCGTACTCTTAACTGCTAAGCGAGCGTCCCAGATATGTTTAAATTGCGTGTTTGAGGTTTGAAGTTCTTGGAAATTAATATCGTTTTTAGCAAAGGCGAAAGTTTCTTTGTTTGTTGTAGGCGATATTTTTTTAGGGATTGGGATGTCTAGAGACTCTAGGATTTCGGCGAATTGTGGGTTAGATCCTAACTGTTTAGCTGTATATCCTGAGGCTGCTACTAAATCTGTTTGGATGCGTTGTTCTTCGGCTAAAAATTCTTCGACTGTTTTACGATCTAATATAAACTTAGGGTTTACGAACATGCGTATATGCAGGTCGATTAGTCGTAGTTCTTGTTCTGGATACTCTCCGATCATCAGTTTAAAGGCTTCTTGTGTGATACGTACGTCCTGAATACAGTAATCGCCAAGGGTTTTACTGAGCTCAGGCGATAAATCTTCGATCCCTTTAGTTTGTTTTAGTTCTTCACCCTTTTGCATAGTTGGATCAGAGGGCCACAAGCGTTCACATAGACTGGCTAAGTTACTTTTCTGCCCCGGGAATAGTCCTGCTGACATACTCATGGTGTCGAAATAGAAATCCGCATATAGCCCAAAACGTCTAGCTAAGATATAAGCATCAAAACGCGTGTTATGGCAGACGAGTTCTATTGTTTCATGAGATTCCCAAATATCGAGTAGAGTTTCTTCGACATCTTCCTCGTAGATATACTCTGGGGCTAACCAATCTTCCAGTTGTATGCCTACACCGTGTATCTTGAATAGGTCATCTCGTACATATTCCATAGTTGTCATTTTAGTTAGCGAATAAGGAACGCTATAGAAGGTTTCAAAATCTAGGATGAGTTTCATTTTTTTGTTATTAGATATTTAAGGATTAAAAACCCTCCAATGCAAAGGAATAGGGGGAGTAGTAACAAAGCTCCAACTAAGGTTACTTCGTTTTTATTGGAGTAATTTCTCCGCAGGAAGTACATACTTTCTCTCCTGTAGCGTAATATTTAATGAATCTGGAGCATCTATGCCTTTTGAGGCGAAGCCATAACTTCTTTAAAGGTATCATTCGGATACGCTGCTTTTGAGCGCATTTATAGCTATGTTATATTCGTAAGACTTAGGGTCTAAAACCCCTATTATTGTCTGTATTGCAGTTTTGTATTCGTTGTAGTGAATTTGGCGATTTAGGTCTTTCACGAAATCTAGGTATTCGGGATAAGCGTCTGTTTGGTTGTAGTAGTTTTTGAGCATGCTGTTAGCTTTAGTGCTAAGTCGTTGGTCTAAGTTTTCACGTTTTTTTGCATAGACAACTATCTCTGCCACGGCGCGGTCTTTTTGTTCGGGGTAGGGGGGGTTTAGTATAGCTGCATATAGATGTTCGATATGTAATTCGGTTGAGTCTTTTTGTTTTTTCAATACCGCTACTTTATATACTTCATAATCCTCTAGGTCATTAGCGGTTAGCTCTTCGGCAGCAATAATGGCTGTCTTACAAGCTTGTCGAGTTTGTATGTAGTCTGCCATGTACACAAGATCTGTTTTAGGGATGATGATGTGGGATGGTGTTTTTTCTGTGTGGTTTATATAGGTATAGTATATGCCTACTTTGTCGATATTTTTAGAGGCTGCTGAGCGCATAGGTTTAGGGGTTTCCCATACTGGGTATAGTAATCGACGCACTCTTTTACTGGGTATGTGGTCGAATACAAGTTTTTGAGCTGCAGACATTTTAGCGCGTTCATCACGTAGTGTTGCTCGTAGACTTTGTGTAACTCGTATATTTTCGATTACATTATTACGCCATGTTGAATTAAGAGAGCTATGGTGAAACGGACGAATTATATCTAACGAGCGGCGGGTTTCTGAGCCGTGCGGGTCTGTGAAAAATGCTTTGTAGACTTTATTTAGGTTATATATTTTGCCATCGAGCGTCAAAGCGTGTAGTTCTTGTTTCTGGTTGGCTATTCTAGTCAAAAGATTATTGCTCATGTTCACCGCTCCATTTTTATGTTTTCGCCAATTGAAATTTCTTCGTCTGTAGTTACGATCAACACAGGGTATGATGGGGCAGGTGGGCTGTCCCATATCCCTCCATCGGTTAGATACACCATACAACTAGGATCTAAATTCATGGTCTCTATATATTCAAGAATAGGTGTAAGTCTAGTGCCTCCTCGTCCGGGGAATTCATCATTTAAAGCTCTGGGTAATTCATCAGTTTCAAAAGTTTCAACTGCTTGTACTTGGCTATCACAATAAATTACAGTGACAGTAGCTGTGAAATTTATGAGTATGCTGTTGATTTCATCGCTGAATAAGGCAAGTTCTTCATCGGAGACAGAACCAGAGGTATCAATACCGATAACGAGATTATCTAAATCTTCGGAGTGTAGACTTGGAAGGTAAATATTTTGGGAGATTAAACGGCGTTTTACTTTGCTCCATGAATAGTCGCGTTTTGAATACACGGTGAAGAATCGTCGTAGTGCAGCGCGCCAATTAACTTGGGGTTTACCAAAACTTTCAATGATAGATTCGAGTCCTGCAGGCATCTTACCTGCGGCTTCTGCATTTCGTACGGCTTCTTGTACATTAAGCTCCCATTCTTCTTCAACGCGGCTTTTCTCAGCTGGGGACATAGCGGCTTTGCTGTCGTCGAACACCCAGTCAGTTGGTGGGAAATCTTGAGGAAATCCATCAGGGCCAATCGGGTTATTGCCTTCCTCGTCCTCGGGGAGTAAGTCGTATACTTGTTCTGTGGTCATGTTGTAATACTGAGGGTCGTCCAAGGCCCCGGGGGGCAAAGTCATACCTGATGCTGTAATTCCGGGATTTATTACGTAGTCTCCGGCTAAATTATATCTATAGGGAGTCCTATGACCTCGACGCGTCATATGGTAGAACACACAATGCATGAGTTCGTGAGCTAATAGCCCTACGCATTCTGCGTCGGTTATCGTCTCTGTATATTCAGGGCTATATAGAATTACTCTGCCATCAGTTGCGGCAGTAGGGATGGATGTGTCTTCTATTAAATGGAGTTTAAGGAGTAAGGTGGCAAAAAAAGGTTCGTCGAGGATAAGACGTGTTCGGGCTTTAGCCATACGGTCGTATTGCTTAACGTTTTTTGCTTTTTTAATTCTACGTGGGGCAGCCATTTAGTCCTCCTATATGTTGTTTTTCACTATTTTCAGAACGTTAGTGATTTGACGTAGTACGAAGGCTCTATACGCTGCTTCGGTTCGTAGTTTCTTAGTATCTGCTACAGCTATGTCATTGCGTATTTTGTATACGGCATCTTGTAGATCTGTGTCATTAGGATCCACAGCAATAGATACAGCGGTATCGCATATTGTGGGTAGTGTCTCTACGGTACTGTTTTTAAAGACAGAGCCTTTCTCGCCTACGCGAGTACTTAAAGCACTTTGTAATCTATTTAGTGGCTTGAAAAAACGCAGCCAAGGTTCTTGAGCGACGTTAGTTTCTGCTTTCTTAGTGGTGTTATCGACTATTATTTTAGATTCTTCGTCTAACTTAGTAAGCCAGTTATGGGTAATTGCGGGTATTTGTTGAAGGTCTATTTCGATCTCAAAGCAATCACGAAGGTCTTCAGGATTTGGATAGTTTGCAGAGTTATATAAGTCCCCCATGCGAGCTTCTGCATTAGCGACAGCTTCTGGGTACGTTGTATTTATTAAAGTGTTAACTAATTTTTCAGCTTCGTCTTTGTATTGTGTGTATTCTTTTCTGAACATTAGAAAGTCGTGCATTGGGCGCACTCGCCATCCGGTGTCATAGAAGGGTGACGTTTGTTCATAGAACCATTTCTTCATCATGCCCCAATGTAAATTAGTGGGTTTTATTACGGCTTCAGGGACAATCAGTTTATTAGCGCGAACCGTGTCCGGGGCCGCGCCTGCATCTTTTGCTATTTTGGCACTAGCTTTGCCATCGAAACGTCGTCCTGCCCACTTTGCTTGGTACAGACGTATCATTATTAAATTATCTTTATTCATTGTTGCTTTCTCCCATAAGTATTGCTAATATTAATACCGCTTACTCTCTATTCCATAACCCCTCCCTTGGCTATGGAATATCAGCTCTGTTTATATTTAGTGATATAGGCAGAGCTTTTTTTATTTGGGTTTCCAACGATGCCCTGATACATCAGCTATCATTCGAACTAGAGCCCAGCGAGTAAATGCTTCTGGTGACACGCCCCTTACAGTAGCAGCGTTATTAACCGCTTCCTGTAAAGATGGTTCTATAGGAATTGCGAGGGTGTTCGTGCGGTCTTCACCAGAATCGTCTTCGTACATTAAATCACCAGATGTTTATGTTTAGCTGCCCAAGCAATATAGCTTGAGGTTTGAGTTAGTTCAGGTTTGTTAATGAACAAGTCACGCGTCATAGTGACAGCGAAATCTTGTTGGTGGTTGATTGAAGCTAATTGTTCTGCAATATCACAGAATCCTTGTATAGTAGCTCGGGTTACGTAGGTTGTAAGCGCGTTAGCTATAGCGTACATAACTGAACGGTCTTCCGGCGGTTTGAAGCTCCACGGTTCTGCTAATAGTTTCTCCATGTCGGGGAGTTCTGTACGTAAGTGTACTTCGAGTTCTTTAGCAGGACCTGCTCCGACAGTTCCTTTTAGTGCTTGTAGGCGTAGGTGTTTAGGGACAGTCCTGAGGATTTGAGAAGCGAAATCCCATGTGCGTGGTGATGGGAACGCATTCTCGCTTGTGATACCCTCAGGCATTTCGTGTATGTGGTGGGGCGCGGCGCGTAGAAACGATAAGATTCTGGAATCTCGGTCGTTCCTCACCCACCAACTCGCTAAGTCATCACGGTCTACTTCTAAATCACAATGCATAAACCTATTCTTCAAAGCTAGTTCCATTTCTTGTGCACCGGAGCGATCTTCAACGCGGTTTCCTGCTGCGACAATAACTGTGTCTTCAGGGAATTTATGTTGTCCTATTTGTCGGTCTAGGATGATCTGAAAGGCAGATTTGCGTACTGCAGGTGGAGCATGGGTGATTTCATCGAAGAACATCAGGGTTTTTTTGTCGCCTTCTTTAGGGTACATAAGTGGCGTACCCCAAGCAGTTCGTTTTTCAGAATCTTCGACGACTACAAAAGGTACGCCCTGCATGTCTTCGGGACCCATCTGAGATAGGCGTATGTCTAGAAAGCGATAGTCGTATTCTTCTGCTAGCTGCTTAATGATCTGTGATTTCCCGATGCCAGGTGCGCCCCATACCATTGCTGATAGACGGGATTCGCCGGGCTTCAAGGTCACGTTTATAAGCGAGGCTTTTAAGAGCTCGGTTAGTTCGCTGGGTTTCATTGGTGGTTACTCCTTCCTTTAGTACGTTTAAAATATCATAGTGTGTGTCTTCATAGCTCCACAACCATTTCCCTTCCTGATTGCGTTGGTAATTTGCAAGCATGCTGTTTTGTATCCTCAATATACGTTCTGCTTTCTGGTTGATAGGCAACCCTAAGGTGTAGGTCATGTACCCTAAGTCATTTACTTTAAAAACATGATCTCCTCTGCAATCTAGCTCAATGATTCCTGCTTTAGGGAATAACTGATATGACACTAGGTGTCTACCAGCATTTATACGGAGTAGCTCTTCGTAGACCCTGTTGCGTAGGTACTCCTGTTGGCTATCCATCTATCGAAACAGATAGGACTATTAGAAATAACCCTATCCCTATAAATAAAACCATATAACCTCCTGAATGTTAAAGTGCGGGATCACAGATCGGAGTACATCTTGATATGAGAGATCTGCTCCCGCTGCCGAGGTTTTTTCCATCAGCCCACTCACGGCTTGGACCACCTATACCTAGGTATAGGACTAGATTAGTTTTAAGGTATAAGAAAAGTTATCCACAGGGTAAACTTACTTATCTGGTTAGTTAGTTGTGGCTATACGAACAGAGGATCTAAATTCTCATCTATTATCTCAACGAACATCGACACGCCTACTCCGAAACGTTCCTCATCACCGAGTATTTCGATATCAGCCTCATAACCATCGCCTTCACCTACGCGTATGAAACAGTAGGTGTTTTCTGGGATAGTAGAGAACCATTTCTCAGCTTCTGGAACTTCTGGATAGCTTTGATACCATTTAACTCCACGGTATGTGTACCGTATTGTCGAATCAGGTTGAACTTCACGGCTATAAGGCCATTTTTCGGCGTTCGATATTCCTAGGAATTTAAATTCATATTCTTTTTCGGGGGTCATGCATATGACTATATCGCTACGATAACCCATAAGCATTCCTTATATTTTTGAGCTCTTTAACGCGAGCTTGGGACACAGTTTCTCGTCCTCTTAGAACGCGATCTGCGATCTTCAAGGCGTAAACATCTAAGACTTCTTGGCTTATAGAGTCTCGATGTAATTTGGTTTTTAGATAGAGTATGTCTTCTTCGAAAGTACTTAGTTCCTCATTCATACGTCCTCCTATTGATCGGTTAGTTTTTTGCGTTCTTTTAAAGCTCGAAGCTCGTTGTGATCGAGCCATTTCAGCTGGTCTGCGGGACTGCGTTTAGCAGCTTCGCGTAGTTCAGCTTCTTCGCGTTTTTGTTTTTTAGCTTTCTTCATTGTTTCACCGTCCATTCGCCGCAGGTATCACAGCGGCCTTCAGTTGTAAATTGGATAGAGTCGCAGGGTCTACACCATCCGGTTTGTTTAACGAAATTAGGGGTTACTTGTTCTAAACTATCTATATAGTTCCGCATAACTTTAGACATGGCGAGTCCTTGTTTTTTCGCGTATGCCTTTAAGGCTATATGTTGGTTTTTGGACAACAGGATGTTCATTTGGGTACTCATCGTTCCTCCTAAAAATGAATTTTGGCTAAATGCTGTATAGTTTCATTATTAATCCCTATATTCGCATCATGGTCTTTAATAAGCAATGCTAATATATACATTGCTTGCTCATTTGTCAGTTTGTTATCAGTAGCGTCGTGTACATCAGTTATATCCCATATATCAGCTACTGCCATGCCTGTTATGATGTTCTCTCTATAACTTTGTACGTCTTGCCAATCAGCTAGGCTCATTTTTTTGCTCTCCTATGGCTGGTGAATTTTTCTTATCAACACGATTTCGTATTGATTGGGGTCGATTGCGTCCATAATATCTTTAATAGCTTTGGTAGGGCTCTTTACAGGCTGTTCTTGTCCATATAGATAATTCTTAATCCCACTCTTTCGTCCTGGAGAAGGGCGGGGACATATGGCATCTACATAACTTCTAAGTATCTTGCTGACGCTAATACCTTCACTTGCAGCGTAATTTTTAAGGCGTACGTGTTGAGCTTTGGATAGCAATGCTGTCGTTGGGTAGTTGTATTGGCTCATTCGATTAATCTCCTGGCATAAAAAAAGGGAGCCGAAGCTCCCCAAGAGGTAAAAGTTACGCCGCTAAGCCTAAGTCATCTGCGAATGACTCATTTTGCTCATCAGTGTAAGGTGTAGTTACGTCAGTACGTTTCATTTTCTTCAACAGCATTTCTAGCTTGCCTTTCTCAGCGCCAAGCTCGGTATCTGTAGAGGTAGCACAAGCTGTGCTTTCATAGAAGTTAATGAACCCAATAACGCTAGTGCGTTTGCCTTTGGTGCCATTGACAGTAAAGCCAAGCTTACCAACGTTCTTACCGCTGGTACGTGGGGCTGTTACACCAACGATGGCTTTAGTGCTAAGGAAGTTATACACGCCATTTTCCGTGATTGTTTCAGCAAAAGCCTCAACAGGCACGAAACGTACACGTTGGTCGCCAAGTTGTAAGAAGAAGTAAACTTCATCGTCGTAGGTAGTAGTTGCTTTATTAGCCATGGTATTTCTCCAGTAGTTGTGAGCTATTTAGCTCGGTTAAAAATCATTTAAGTGGTCGGAGACCACTAAGAAATCGCATATTTGCTAGCAAGTATGTCGATGTGTAAATCATCGCTGTCTTTAGCAATGCTTATATTCTTACCGCTGATTTCCGATAAGATGTCAGCCAGCAAATCGCTCTGTGCGATGTCAGCTAGGATCTCACGGTATATACGTGAGGCTTCGTCCATATTATCTGGGTAGAAGTAGAAACAGTCGAAAATATGCACAATGTCGAACGGACAACGCCTTACCATCTCACGGGCAACGTAGGCATCGACCGAATGAATAATGTTAGGCACTAAGGACGTTGACTTACGTGATGGCATATTCTTTTTGTAGATATAAGCGAAGCGACGGTGATTCAGCTCATCTACTTCAACACGTTTGTCTACTGTTTCGATGACAGGGACAACTGAGCGGTGCCCGTCAGGGAGAGTCCAACTGTGCTCAAGTGTCCGCTTATTCCAGAAGGCGTTGATCGTATCCATAACGTCTACAGCACCGGGGCAGAGCCCATCCAATGCATTGTAGAACGCCTGTAGCTGTGCATCGTTGAACGCTTTACGTGGTTCTTTGATACTATTGTAATAGTGAGTCATTACAGGGTCTTTCACCATGTCACGGTCTACGTAGTCGGCGGGTGATAGCGTCTTGTTCATTGTATCTGCGATCATCTGAGCCAACTCATCATTCATCGTATCAGCCACGAGTGTATAGAGATCCTCTCGTGTGCCTGAATAGATCAAGTTGCAGGCTTTCGCTGTGATCTTACAGCCAATTAATGCCGCCATGATCTGTAAGCCCGAGGCTGTAGCATCTAACCCCATCATGTAATTACTGGGCAGTCCCTGTTCTGCTAGAGCATAAGCTCGTAATGCTTTGCGTCCTAGTATGGGGTATTTGAATTCTTCGGTATTGAAGCCTTTCTCAAGCTGTGCATCGAACCAGGCTATACGCTCTTCGAACAGGAGCTTATCGTGCCCTGCTTCGTTAGCCACGGCTATCTTGAGATTGTTGAGGTTTTTAGTTATTACCTTTTTACGAGGTGATAACAGAGCCTTGTCATACTCATGACTTTGAAAGTTTAAGAAATAACTGTGGATGAATCCACGCCCGCGCATGTCGTAACGCCATTTGAAGTAGAAGCCACGACCTATTAAGTCGTTATATATAGCATTGAAATCTTCGCGGGTTCTCTGGGAGTGGTGCTTAGCCTTAGGGTTCTTCTCATAACGTAGAACCTCGGTATCTATACACCATTCTATATCCTGCAGGATATTAAGCACGTCATACGACTGTGCTTGATTGTGATGTTTCATCCCACCACCTAATATAATAGAGTCTTCACCGTTATGGTTACTACTCCATTTGTTAGGTTTGAAGGTGGGGAAGTTAGATTTTATTAACGCTTCCTTAGGTAAGTTAGGTAGCACATAGGTGCCATAACGGGTCATATCAAGCGTGTACCATCCTTGATGTTGACAGATGGCTAATAGTTCAGCGCCAGTTTTAACTGCGTCGAGCTGATCCGTGTAGCCGAGGCTAGTACCTAGGCGTGTGGCTACGTTCTGTATTGCAGTTTTGTCCTGCTGGGTGCGGCAGAGTGCCGTCCATAGCTTAGCCGAGATGGCTAGCGGGGTTAGCTGACGCTCTTTCAACTTAGCTATACGGAGCGCTTTGCTCTCATAGCTGTATTGCTTATTTAGATACTCTAATATCTGAGCTTCCATGATGATGTACTCCAATTTAATTGATTAATCACATAGTGGTCGGAGACCACAGGTTCGTAGTTCAACTCAGTCTCGCGTAGCGAGCTGAGCCTCTCTATAGCCTATATACAGACCAATGCAGAATGTGATGATTAGGTAGTAGAAATAGTAGGTTAGCCAGAGGGTGATATGCCCTGTATAGATGGCTATGATGAGGGTTGCCCAGAAGAACATTGTTAGGGCTTTGGTATACCATGGAAGCGATTTCCAGATAGTTATCAATAAGTTGATTATTTGCATGTTCTATACTCCTGTGTAGGTTTGAGAGGGGGAGAAAATAGGCTAAATAACCCAAAAAAGTCCCCTCCCCTAAATGGGTTTAAAGTGTCACGTACGATATAAAGAACAACGTCCAACTCAGGACGCTGGAGAAGAGGCTAAGGGCTGCAACAGAGCCTGTAGCATAGGTAAGTTTTGTGGTTGATAAGACTGCGTACCCGGCGAAGCCTGTCCCCAGAGCTGTGAGCCCTAGGAACAAAGTTATGGCGTAGTCCATTATTACGATTCGGGGTGGTTTGCATCGTCGAATGGTGCGTGGCTGTTCGGTAACTCAGTTTGCTGAGGTCCATTGACCTCATCCCACAGCGCAGCTACGCCTGAGTAGGGGTATTCAGCCATGAGCTCTGCTTTGCTCATGTGGCGGGCTTGGTCTTCGATGTGCTCTAAGAAACGTTTAGTATTTGACATGGTTAGTACTCCTTTTAGATACAAAAAAGCCCACACACCGGAGTGTGCAGGCATGATTATTAGCTATGCTTATAATTCTAAGATAGCCAATTCACGCTCAGCTTGGGCAAGCTCAGCGAACAAGGGGGACACAGGGCGGTTAGCCTTTATATCCCAGATTCTGTAGGCAAATATATAACCTAGCTGTATTGATTTGATGGTGAACATGACGTACTCCTTTTATGGGTTCAACTCAGTCTCGCGTAGCGAGCTGAGCTTTAAAAATAGAGGAAGACAGCTTTTCTAGCCGCTCATTGAGTTCTATCATCTGGGTTTTTAGGTAGTGGCTATATTCATTACCTACTTCATCCCAGTCAAAGAATGTGTTGTACGCGTGTAATACGTCGCGTATTATTTCGCCGTGACATTGCTTAGGTGCACAGAAACAACCTAAGGTTAATGTCTGATACGATAGGGCGTGGTTGTATAAGCGTTCGAGCTCAGCTATAACAACTGGATTACGCTCGGCAATTTCGCCATATAACCAGTCACGATACTGGTCACAGACCAGTTCGCGTTGGCTTTCATCCTTCATTACGAAGGGATTGCCTAGTGGCGAGCCACGCCCGATGTACTGGGCATTAGGCTCATGTTTACGACCTACTTTTATGTACATAATTACTTACTCCTACTTAGTTAATCGCATAGTGGTCGGAGACCACAGGTTTTTTATTGCTCGTAGATAAATTCGAGTTGCGTCGTTACTTCTTCGAAGCTGAAGGCAATTCCAAAAGATTCAGGTATATAGTCGTCTATATCTACGCCTAAAACATCAACGTCTACTAGCCGACCTTCGAGGTCATATACTGCCCAGAAGCTGAGCAGTGTGTCTGTAGGGATAAAATCATCAACGATTACATCGTCGTAGAGCTTTTTCCGCATAGCAGACGGAAGGTCTTTAAGCATCGAGAGAGCTCTAATGTTTTCTCTCTCGAAGGCAAAAAACTTATTAGGATTTGGTGTTGAATACTTCGTAAGCATGGTTATTTCTCCTATGTAAAAGGACTACAGGTTGAACAAAAAGGACTACAGGTTGTGAAACAATTTATGTTCCACGAAGTTAATGTAGTACATGAGGTTTTGTACAAAAAGTGTACAAGGACTACAGATGTACCAAAACAGGTGTTTTTAGGGGTCATCAGTAGGTGAAAAACTCGTTAAGAATCAACGAGTTACAGAGCGTAACATGTGGTAACATGTGGACTACAGGTTTTTGGACAACCTGTTACGCTCTAAGTTATTGATATTACTAATGAATTTCCTTGTTTTTTATAGGACTACATATTATTAAAGACTAGTACCTATTAAAACTAATAAAAAAACAAAGAAATACTAAGAAATAACGCACTAATATAGGCATATGCTACTAAGGCGAACCCCACATGTTGTCTTTTGCCATAATATGGCCTTTTTTGGGTTTTTTAGCCTTACGGATCATGGACTTAGGAGCGTAACAGGTTGAATTTCAACATGTAGTCCACATGTAGTCCTTCAACCCTGTTCTTAAGCCCAGAGTTGCTAAAATACGCTAAGTTCTAGCGCTGTGTCTTGCACTAGCTCTTCCTGGGAGTACTCAGCCTCCCACCAGCGCGTAGCTGTCTCAGTATCTACGCCTGCTACGTTCATAAACGCAGCAATTGTCCGTGGTTTTTCTTCCTCACGGCTGTCACGCATCGCCATGAGCTCGTCCCACAACCCTTGCTTCTCAGCAGGCGTTGTGGATTCGTTGTAGAACCCGTCACGAGGACGGATGCCAAACTCGTCTTTGTATAAGCACGAGTAAATGTCTTCGTCGTATGTATACATGTCATATCTCCTAGTTATCATTGATTCAAAGTTCAACCCAGCCCACGTAGTGGACTGGGAGTTGCTCGGTTAGCGACCGAGGATCTTCTTCATCTCCTCGATGTCCTTCTTGATAGGCGCGAACGCCTCTTCTTGCAGCTGGGCAACCTCGGCTTCCGCCTCGGCTATTAGAGAATCTTTGATAGCTGCGATCTGAGCCTCGAGCTCAGCCATACTTAGTAGCTCTATGTCTTTCATGATATAACTCCTTATAAAGTAAACGCAGTTGGGTAGAACACGGCAGCGTATAACAGACATAACCCTATAAGGGTTATGTATATTACTGGGTTGTTTTTCATATCGTCCATAAAGTCTTTCATGCTTTCTCTCCTTCGATTGTGAATGATGTGTTAGTCGTAGGACCAACGTTGTGACGACCCCGGTTGTAACGCTCCCGTAGATCGCGACGATGCCACCAACCTACAACGAGTAGGACTGGTAATGCCGCAAGCAATATGTGTTTCTTGGCTAACCAGCACAACCCAGCCCACACTAGGTTGATAACTGAGCCAAGTACCAAGCCCCAAGAGATGGCTTGTAGTATCTGTAAGATCTCGATCTTCTTCTTCGTAGTCATGATGTATCTCCTTTTATGCCTTAATTGACCCTCGTTCTCACTTCGCCCAAAACGAGGTACGAGTTTTGGAATCGGGGATGCCAAAAAGCAAATCGGGGACGGCGGTACGGAAATACTGAACATCCATATATATGAAGACACACGGTTATTACTGAATTTTTTTGCTAAATTTTTCAATATAAGCTATGCTTATGCCCAAATCATAGGAGAAATATGTCTATAACAGCGGGTGATATAGCGTACTTACAGTCGTGCTACCCCCACGCAGACATAACGCCACTAACTGCACAGCAAGAGCAGTTTGTGTTGTATGCATTGAGAGGGTTAACCCCATCCCAAGCTGCAAAAGCTGCGGGGTATAAAAGCCATGCCCATTCCGGGCGCTCATTAATGGCGCAGGAGAAGATTCAAGCATTATTAGGTCATCTACGAAGCGAAGAGTTAGATAATATAAAGGTGACAAGGGATAAGTTGACCATAATGTTGTTTGAAGCCCATAGAAAATCAGCGACCAGTACTGAGGAAATCGCAGCGGTACGGGAATTGGGTAAAATGCACGGTTTGTACGAGCCAGAGAAGGTGCAAACACAGAGTTTACACTTGCATAAAGTGGAGCAATTGGAGCGTTTGGATGATGCCGAGCTAGTTAAGCTAGCAGGGGCTGATGACTTTGTGTTGCCACCTCCAACAGAGCCATGATTCCTCTTAAAAAATGTAAAAAGTGCAAAGAAGAGCACAAAGAGACGCTTTTCAAAGGCGACTTATGCATGAATTGCGTCCAGAATGCTGACATTAAAGAGACGCATCGCGTAAGCCGGGCTAAGAATCCTAAAGCAGTCGCAGCAGTCCAGAAAGAGCGTCGTCAGCAGCATCAGCAAGCGCGCGATGCCCTGCGTGGCAAAGCGAAAACTGCGGCGGTAAAAAAAGAGGTAAAAAGATTAGAAGAAAAGCGTCCTGATGCTAAGGAATTGGCGAAACAGGAGCTGGCACGGCGCGAGCTGAGCAAACGACGATTGCTACCTTTCGTCACACGATTTTTCCCAGAATATCAGGCGGGCTGGGTGCATAAGGATATATGCGAGCGGCTTGAAAAGTTCTCAGATGCGGTGGCGAACAAAGAATCCCCACGCTTGATGCTGTTCATGCCGCCACGCCACGGTAAGAGTCTCTTGGCATCAACATATTTTCCAGCGTGGCACATTGGGCGTAATCCAACGCACGAGTTCATCGCATGCTCGTACTCAGGGTCGCTAGCGATGAGCTTCAGTAGGAAAGTCAGGCAGGTGCTACGGGAAAAGCCGTACCAAACGGTGTTCAAAGAGACGCGGTTAGATAAGGACAGTCAGTCAGCCGAGGCATGGCTCACTGATAAGGGCGGCGGGTACGTCGCGGCGGGTGTCGGCGGTGCGATCACGGGTAAGGGTGCCCACGTATTGGTGATCGACGATCCGGTTAAGAACAGAGAGGATGCGGAGTCGGAGACGGGTCGGCAGTCGGTTAAGGACTGGTACACATCCACGGCGTACACACGGTTAGCCCCCGGCGGAGGGGTGCTGGTGATACTAACGCGGTGGCACGATGACGATTTAGCCGGATGGCTGCTCGAGCAGCAGAAGTCCGGTGACCAGTGGGAGGTGATCAAATATCCGGCGATAGCGGAGATAGATGAGCCGCATCGTAAGAAAGGCACACCGCTGCATGCCGCTCGGTATGACCTGGAGTCCCTCAGGCGCATCCGCGCAGCGGTAGGCCCGCGCGATTGGTCGGCGCTGTACCAGCAGAATCCCGTCGCGGACGAGGGTGAGTACTTCACAAGGTCGATGATACGGTACTACGACGAAGAGCCCCCGCGCGAAGAGATGAAAATTTACGCGGCGTGGGACTTGGCGATTGGGCAGCGTGAGGCGAACGATTACTCGGTAGGTGTCGTGATGGGGGTGAGCCCTGAGGACAAGCTGTACTTATTGCACGTTGAGCGAGGGCGGTGGAACGGGCACGATATCGTCGAGAAGATGCTCGATATGTACGAAGCCTGGCAGCCCGACATCATCGGGGTGGAGAAAGGACACATCGAGATGGCGATAGGACCGTTCCTCGAGAAGCGCATGCGCGAACGTAACTTATTTTCGGCGTACTTTAAAGACCTACGCCCGGGTAAGCGGGACAAGATGGTACGCGCCCGTGCGATTCAGGGTCGGATGCAGCAGGGTATGGTGCTATTCCCTAAGAACGCTGAGTTTACCACTTCACTAATTAACGAGATGCTCCGTTTTCCTAACGGGGTGCACGACGATCAGGTTGATGCCATGGCATGGATCGGGCTGATGATGGCAGAGTTTAGTATTTACAGAGCTCCAGTGGAAAAACCACCACCAAGCTGGCGTGACAAATTAGTAGCGTTCGGGAAAGGTAAGAAGAACGCGATGACAGCGTAGGAGCAGAGATGGCAGAGACAAAGTTTGACCCAGTGGATTTCGGTGAATTAGTTGACGACCCTATGGGCGTGTTAGGTATGCGGCTACAGGATGCGTTACCTGTGTTAGGTAAAGATCCTCAAGACGTGACGATGCGTGACATTTTAGGTTTGGCATTTCGTTCGGGCGGCGTAGGGAAGTTAGGTGGTTCGACGGGCGAGCATGCAGCTAAAGAAATAGGCGAGCGTGGATTGCGAGCGGGGCTCGGAGCAAAGATGCAGGGCTGGACACCGCCAAGCATGGACGAGCCTATAAACCCAAATGCTATGTCCCCGAGCGAGATGCGCGCACAGTACCGTCGCCGTAAGCAACGCCAACAAGAGAACAATTGGATCATGGGCGATGACGGCAGGTTATATCAGGGTAATACGCAGTTGGCTCCTGATGTGCCTAGAGATATAGGGGTGATGCGTGGTATGGCGGATGACATGCTAATGATGGGCATCCACTCTCCCGACCCTAATACCGACGAGCTCTCGTTGTACCGTAAAGGACTGGGTAGAGCACAGCAGTTTATGGACCCCGCGAGAAATCCTGAGTGGGTCAACAGAGCAGCAGAGATGCAGTCGCTGACTCCGGGAGAGCGGCGTATGCTCGGATACAGCGGAGAATAGGATGGCAGAAACGATCCATGACAGGTATATCAAGAATGGTTGGTATAACAGTAGTCTGCGGAATATAGATGAGGCGCTAGCACCTTCGTGGCGGGATTCAGCTGAAGCACGACCCGAGGATAGGTCGCTAATCGAGCAGCACCGTAATGCCATCCAAAACAATCCTCGTATGAACGGGGACGGCTCCATTTCAACAGTATACATACACGGGGTTTCGGGTCCTGATGGACGTATATACAATGTGCCCGGATACGACTACGAGACCGGAGAATTTATAGAAGAAGCTGACTTATACGACTATTGGGATAAGAAGGGCCGGATAAAAGATTTCAACTCCTTCGCACCAGACGAGGGGCAGCTCGCCAATGAGCAAGCACAACGTATCCATTCTGAATGGATCGAGCCTGATATGCAGGCTTACGGGTTTAATGAGAACGAAAACCATAAGCTAGCGAACGCCGCTATAAAACGAGGGATCGGAGATGCTACTGGAGAACCCATACAGAATATGACCCCAGCCGATGCCGCAAAGAATTACGCAGGTGCTGCAGACTGGTCGAGTCGTGTGCGTAACAGCATGCCTGAATGGCTGCCTCGAGGTACTCGGACTGGATTAGCCTCAGGTATAAGTAACGCTATGGCCCATGTGTACCAGCTATACGACTTCGGAAAGGATATAGCCCCCATGGGGTTAGGTGCTGCATTTGATGACTACCTCTTCGATATTGGTGGAAATGTGGATGGGATACGAGGTGGGTTACAAGGTAAAGATCCTCATGTAAGAACACCGGATGAGCTCGTACGAGAAGGGTTAGGTTATGGATATAAGCAACGCTAATATTAAATAAAGGACAACGATAATGGCTACAGAAAATAACTGTGCTTGCGCGGATTGCAAACACAACCGAGAACAGATGTGCACATCTCCAGCGATTGAGCTGAGTTTTAGCGAGAACGGGAAGACGTGTGAATGTAAAACCTATGAATCTATTGAGCAACAGTTTGGTTCGCAACCCCCTAGCCTAGGCCTAGGCGCGCCTAAAGGATTCTGAAATGGCTAAGACTAAGCGGGTTGCTACGAGCGAGAAAGAACGGTTAGTTGCTGACGAGCAGTGGCGGCGTTATGTGCGCGCCCGCGATGCGGGGCATCTTGAGTATGTCGATATCGCTAAGAAGTGCGATGCCTTCTATCGCGGTGAGCAATGGGACGATAGAGATGTCGCTAAGCTCAACGCTGAGGGCAGACCTACGCTTACGATTAACACCGTGTTATCTACGGTTAATACCGTGTTGGGTGAGCAGGCGAATAAACGCGGGGATGTAAGATTCCTGCCCAAGCGCGATGCTTCCCAAGATATAGCAGAGATTCTGAATAAACTATTCATTCAGATTGGCGACAACAATCAGTTGGATTGGTTGGAATCACAGGTCTTCGCTGACGGTATCATCCAAGAACGTGGCTATTTTGATGTTCGTATAGATTTCGACGACCACGTTGAGGGTGAGGTTAGGATTGAGAGTAAAGATCCTCTAGACATACTCATAGATCCTGATGCTAAGAACTATGACCCTAAAACCTGGAATGAGTTTTTCGAGACCCGGTGGCTGTCGATAGATGAGATAGCGATGAACTACGGGCAGGATAAAGCGGATCGGCTCAAATCTATAGGCATGAACGGACAGCGCTACAGTAAAGACAGTATTGAGGTAATCGACAATCGTTTTGGTAAGACCTTAGAAGGAGTGGGGTACGACCAGCTGAATAACCTCGATGATCAGGCATCGGTTAAGTCGATACGCGTGATCGAGCGGCAGTACAGAAAGAATGTTTTGTACAGAGAGTTCGTAGACGAAAAGGGAGGGGATGTAAAACCGGTACCTCATAACTGGTCTGATCAGCGTATGGAGGATTATGCCGAGAAAGCAGGAATGCTAGTACGTAAGAAAGTAATACCCCGAGTTCGTTGGACGGTAACGGCTGACAAGGTGGTACTTCGCGATGACTGGAGTTTGTATAACGATTTTACTATTGTGCCATTCTTCCCATACTTCCGACGCGGGCGACCGTTTGGGATCGTCCGCAACTTGATCAGTCCACAGGAACAGCTTAATAAGATCAGTTCACAAGAGCTCCATATTGTAAATACCACGGCGAATAGTGGCTGGGTAGTTGAGGGCGGGTCACTGTCAAACATGACTGAAGAAGAACTTGAAGAACGCGGTGCTGAGACCGGTTTGATTATAACGTATAATCGTGGCTCCACACCGCCAGTTAAGATCCAGCCGAATCAGATCCCTACGGGGTTAGATCGTATTGCTCAGAAAGCAGCGAATAACATCAAAGAGATATCAGGCGTATCTGACTCTCTGATGGGGTTCGACTCTGCTGAGGTCTCTGGCGTAGCAATACAAGCCAAACAAGCTCGTGGACAGGTACAGATTCAAGTACCGCTAGATAATCTGGCACGTACACGCCATATCCTAGCCCTTAAAATCCTAGATCTACTACAGGCGTTTTATAAAGAGCAACGGGTAATCCAATTGACTGATTTTCAGAACCCCGATCAACCGAGAACCCCGATGACTATTAATGAGGAGACAGCGACAGGGGAGGTGGTCAATAACATCACAGTGGGCGAGTATGACGTAGCTATTACTTCAGCGCCGTCCAGAGATACTTATAATGACTCTCAGTTTGCTGAGGCTATTAGTCTACGGACTGCAGGCGTTCAGGTACCTGATGACGCTATTATTGAGTACAGTCACCTAGCTCAGAAAGATGAGCTGGCTAAACGAGTTCGCGAGATGATGGGACAAGGCGAACCGACTGAAGAAGAGATGCAAATGCAGCAGATGGTACAGCAGCTAGAGATCAAACAACTGCAAGCTACGGTAGGTAATCTGGAAGCTGACATTATGCAGAAACAGGCAGAAGCCCAGTTAAGCCAAGCTAAGACGCAGGATCTTATTATTGATGATCAGTTCAATGTTCAGAAACTACAAGCAGAGCTTACGTCAAAACGTGAAGAGCTCATGACTAAATTAGAGATCGCTAAGATATCAGCAGCATCTCATAATACGAAGACCCACTAACCACCAGAGGAAAGACCATGGCACAACCCGGAGAAGACGTAGTAGTAGAAGAAGCCGTAGAAGATCGCGGTGATACCGTAGCTGAGGTAGAAGAAGAGCCTACCCCCGAGCCAGAACCCACTCCAGAACCTGAAGTCGTAGCCGAAGCAGAGCCCGAACCCGAACCCGTAAAGGAGGAAAAGCCGGATGATATTCAGATTCCTAAGCAACGCCTTGATGCAGAGATTGCCCGTCGTAAACAGTTGGAAGAGACACTTCAACGCATGCAACAGCAGACTAAGCAGGAAGAGGTTAAAGCTCCCGAATATGATTTTGACGGTAAGGAGAAGGAATACCTACAAGCTATGTGGGCGGGAGAAGAGGATAAAGCCCTGTCATTACGTCAAGAGATGAGGGCCGCAGAAGCAGAGCAACACCGTTTTACAGCTGAACAGCTAGCATCGACTTCGACCACACAGGCTGAGGCTAATGTACGGTTCAACCAGACTGTCGCTCAGATTACTACTGAGAACCCGTTGTATAACCCAGAGCATGAGAACTATAACAAAACAGTTACAGATTACACCTTAGGGCTACGGGATAAGTTTATGGCGGCGGGGGACGATCCCTCTTCGGCGTTAGTTGAGGCATATAACATTACTAAAGCCCAGTATCCTGAGCTGTTCGCCCCAAAGCAGGCTACTCCCGCTGTTAGCAATGCGAATATTCAGGAGAAGTTATCAGCGGCTAATAGACAGCCCCCGGCGTTAGGTGGGGATAGCGGGGTTTCTCGGGGAGAGAGTGTGCTGGACGTAAACACACTATCGCAAGAGGAGTTCGACGCATTACCTGCCGCCACATTACAGCGCTTACGCGGAGATATACTGTAACTGCTTGACTTCATTATATAAGCAGTGGTAATATTCACCTGAATGTCAAAGTTCACCCCGCAGGGGGGATGGTCCTTCCCCTGAACCCCTGCACTCCGTTTCTCAGTACGATAACTGAGCGGGCTCATTGCACGTCAACGTAATGACTTAGCTTACACCAGCGTAAAAGGTGACGAGGATCAGCCTCGATAAAAACAGGGTTAACGAACATCGGCTCGAAACCGAACCTTAACTTACGTTTTTATTTTGGAGATTTATACAATGGCATATCCTGAGTTAACCTCGAATGGCCCAACTAATTTTGGGAACCTAACCGACGAACAAAAAACCACATGGGGTCGCGACTTATGGCGACAAACTAAAGAAAATTCATTTATGGATGCTTTCACAGGCTCTGGAATTAATTCCATGATCCAGAAAGTACCGTATCTTACTAAGAGTGAGAAAGGCACTCGCGCTGTTATCTCACTATTGGCAGAACTGGATACAGATGGTATTGCAGGTGATAGCCAGTTGGAAGGTAATGAAGAAGCGATGAAAAGCTACGAGATGGTCATTCAGATCGACCAACTTCGTAACGCGAATCGTATCGCAGGTCGTATGGCTGATCAGAAATCAATCATCAATTTCCGTGAAAATTCACGCGATGTATTAGCGTACTGGCTAGCAGATCGTATGGATCAATTGGCGTTCTTAACAATGTCCGGTGTAGGCTACGGATATAAAAATGATGGTACGGCACGGGCTGCTAACGGTCTGTCGGATCTAGAATTCGCAGCCGATGTTACGGCTCCAACCAGAGCTTTTGCTTGGACAGGCGACTCTACTGGTTTAGCAGATTCTACTTTCACTACTTCAAACTCTCATACTCTAGATGTTGCGGGCGATGGCTTTGCTTCATATGCGATGATTGTAGAGCTTCGTGCAAAAGCTAGAGACTTAGCTATTCGCGGTGTGAAAGGCGAGCAAGGTAACGAGCTATATCACATGTTTGTAACACCACAAGTGATGAAGAAATTGAAATTAGATGCTGACTTCTTAGCTAACGTTCGTAATGCTGGCGTACGTGGAGGTTCTAACCCATTATTCGCAGGTTCTGCGAGTTACTTAGTAGATGGCGTTATGATCCACGAGTTCCGTCATACTTACCACACTTCTGTAGTAGCGTCAGGTGATACTAATCCGACTAAGCAAGCACGGGCTCTGTTCTGTGGTGCTCAAGCTATGGCATTTGCTGACATCGGTGCGCCTAACTGGGTTGAAGATAACTACGATTACCAAAACCAATCTGGTATTTCGGTATCGAAGATCTTTGGTATGAAGAAATCAGTCTTCAAACAAGGCCCTACTGTATCGGGAACACCAGCTGATCTACTCTTAGATCACGGTTTGATGACTGTGGATTTAACTGAAGTAGTAGGCTCGTAAAACTGTTCTATCTTAGCAGTCTCTTGGTGGGGAGACTGCTTGTAGGAAACCCGCCCCTTCTTCGGGAGGGGCACTTTTTATAAGGACAGTGTATGAACAGCACGACTATCATAGATAAAGTACGCATAATCCTACAGGACCCCGATGCGGTTCGTTGGAATGCGGACGAGTTGCTCGGATGGCTTAATGACGGGCAGCGGGAAATCGTCCTGCTAAAACCTGAAGCAAACACTTCTAGTTTTGATAAAACTCTGCTTATAGTAGGGGAAACCCGCTTTAATATCCCCGACGATGGGGTATCTTTAGTTGAGGTAGTACGTAATCAAACTGGGACTAAAAGAGCGATCCGGTTAATTGACAGAGCATTCTTAGATGCACAGAATCCTGACTGGCATACCGGTACCAATGCGGCGGAAATTAAATACTACATGGTTGATCCGCGCAACCCTCGAGAATTCTTAGTATCTCCGCCCAGTAATGGGAGCGCGATAGTGGAGATAATATATACCAGTAATCCTACAGAAGTAACAACAGGCGGCGATATTGGCATAGACGCTATCTACGCTAACGCTTTAGTAGATTATATAAGCTATCGAGCCTATAGCAAAGACGCAGATCATGCCGCTAATGGGCAACGCGCAATAGCAGCCTATGGCACTTTTTTGCAATCCTTAGGGTTACAGGCTCAGGCTGAGCAAAGAAGAGGAGCGGCATAATGGCAAATTTAAATTTTGATACGTTAATACCCCGAATTCAAGGGGAAGTACCTACTTGCCCGGATTTCATAATTGAGAGTCGTATCCAAGAAACAGCTATGGATTTCTTTCGGGAAACACGGATCTGGATAATTGATCTAGATACCGAGCCCAGCATACAAAATCTCGCTGACTACGATATTGATGTAAACAATCGGCAAGCCATCTGTGAGGTATTATGGGTTAACTATCTAGACGTTTCTTTAGAGCCTAAAACAGAACGCCAGTTGTATAAGCTAGACCCGGCATGGCGTACTACAAAAGGCAGTCCTAAATATTATACTCAGCTTAGTCCAGATACTTTTACGATAGCGCCAGTACCGATAGATACGGTATCTAATGCGCTAAGCGCTCGCGCTGCTGTATACCCTACTATAGCAGCTCCAAGTATGGATAGCGCCATGCTTAATGATAACTACAACGCGATAATTAACGGGACTTTGGCACGGTTGCTATTGATGACAGGTAAGTTATGGTATGACCCGTCCTTAGGTGCAGCGCTAATGCAGCAGTATGTAGGCGTACAAGAAAAAGCTAAACAACGCGCCGTGAATAATAATGTACGGGTAGTTCGTACCGTTAAGTATGGAGGCCTATGATGGGTTGGTTTGATAACGAAACCGTAGGAGATGAGGGGGGACGAGCCGCCACCCTGAAGAACATAGCAGGACAACAACGAGGTTTATACGACACGTCGTTCCGTCCAGCAGAAGCGGAGTATGTCCAGTCGCTACAACGTGATGATCGGGCTCAGATGGAGCAACGCGCACGATCTGATTATTTTCAATCTATGAACGACCCCAATGCTTTGAATTTAGCAGCAGGGCGAGGCTTTAGACCTAGCAACCAAGGTGCGGCTTTATCGAATGTAACTACGAATGCTCGGTTAGGCGCAGACCAGAAACAACTGGGTGGAATATCTGATGCCGCTAATTTATCACTAGGTATTTTAACGGATTCTCAGAAAGATTTCGCACAGTCAGCTTTAGCAAATAACCAGATGCTTATAGAAAAAGCGAATCTTGCTAATCGTACAAATGCATCGGTGCAGGATTCTATGCTAACAGGGTTAGGAACCGCATACGGGGGATGGGAAAGACTTAATGAAAGAGATTGGATCCAGAGAGAAGCTGCTAAACGACGACAGCAAGGAGCTTTCTTCCCAGGACAACAAAGTGATGTCCCGGGATACACCTCTCGGCTAGGGCGATGGGGAAATGATGTATCCGATTGGTGGAGAAAATTATGAGTGCAGCAATGTATAGAGGTGAATGGGATCGTATATCACAGGACATGGCTCCTATGGTTACGGCAATGGATAACAAGATGGCAGATACCAGCGCCCTTGATAACTCCAACAGTAATACGTTAAAGGATATTAACCAAGTTGCTGCTGCAAACGCGCGTAACCGAGGACGTTATGGCGTGAGCTTATCGGCTCCGCAACAACAAGCGATGGATAAAAGCAATGCATTAGGGGCAGCTATAGGGCAAGCTCATAACTACAATACTACGGCACAGAGCCTAAAGGATCGTAACCAAGAGATACTTAAACAAAAAGTTGGTTTAGGTCGTGGGTTATTAGGTTTGAGTCGAGGTAACGAAGCCACAGGACAAAGTTTACTTGACGCTCAGAGTATGCAGCAAGCACAAGCAGCTGCTCAGTCCAGATCATCGGGTTGGGATACCGCAGCACAATTAGTAGGGCTAGGGGCTCGGTTTCTTCTTTCATAAAAAGGTATAAAAATGGGTATATTTGACGGGATACGTGCAGCAGGTACTGATGCCTCTAGGCAGAAAGGATTGTACTATGCTATAGAGGCCGATAAGTCAGCTACAGAGGCTGCTGCAAAACAACGAGCTCTAACCAAAGCTAAGTTGGGTGGGATAACTAATGGGTTAGTTGAAATAGCTCAGGAAGTATCGGAGAGAGAGGGCATCCCTTATGCACAAGCATTAAAAAAAGCAGCATCTGATCCTAAGTCAGGCTATGCTAAATTACTGAATGGGTTTATGAAGATTAACCCCAATGTACATAAAAACCTAATCAGTAACACAAACCGTGATATGTCACAATTCGCCGATAATCCGATAGCGGGCACGACGTACATCACTGATTTTTCAGGGTTCGACAATGCCGATGAATTAACAGCTCAATACCCTAATGGCGCATATCAGGTTAACTTACGTAAAAAAGCCAATACGATGACACAGGATGTCATGAACGGACTCGCCTCGGTGCTCCCTGAGTCGATGGAAGAGCTCGTCCCGTGGACGCGAAATGCGTCATCTGACCCGAACGACGCAATGGAGTTGATCTCGTATGAAGATATGGTGGGAGAGATACAACAACAACAACGTCTCTACGGTAACACTTCGCCATACATAGCCACTAAGATGGCAGAGCTATCAAATCCTGACGGGAAGAACCCGTATGCTCCGCCTGCGCTGACAACAGCTTGGCGAGCCGCAGTAGCAAATAGTGGTACCTATAACGATCAAGTCCAAAAAATGGACGCGCGTAATAACGTAGATCCTATAAAAAACTTCGCCGATAAGACGTTCGCCTATAATCAGGCTATAGCTACAGCGAAACCTAAAGACACTAATGCTAAAGTATTAGAGGCTTATGCTAGAACGTTTACCCCGCCACCTGCTTATACTAAAGGGGCGTTAGTACGATTCACCTCAGAGGGGATCTCTAAGATAGATAAAATACTGGCTAACCCGGCTCTAAAAGAGGACGCAAGAGCACTACTCGGCCTACAAAGGGATGAACTTCTCCGTAGTGAGGAAGCTGGAGTAGCTCAATATCTAAGTGGGATTTTTGGTACTAGCTGGTATGAATTCTACGATAAGACAAAAGGTGAGACAGGATTTTGGGATACTGCAGCTGCAGTATTCGATGGGTATAAAAGCAACAACCCTAACGCAGGGCGACTCGCCTCGCAGTTACTTATAGATGGAGGGGAGGTAAGCGCTATAAATGCACATGGGGAGAAAGGAGATCCTGTATCTCTAGCTAGAATAAAAAACCCAGATGTTCGGGCGTGGGTTGAGAAAAATGCTTTACGCCTACAAGTTGCTCCTACGGAAAAGCCGCAAAGTACACAGGAAGAAGAAAAACCCACTGAAACTAAGTTACGTCTTGAGGCTCTGCAGCGACAGAAAGCCTTATTAGAAAAGCAGAAAAGAAAAGCTAAAGCGCTAAAACAGCAAGAAAAACAGGACGTAGTAAGCCATTTGAAAAAAGTAACCGAGCAACAGCTCGCTAAGGCTAAAAAATGAGAGCTGTAAGTGGCATGTCCTTAGAGGACATAAACAAAGAGCTTGCGACTTATGGGGAGATTGAGTCTGTAGAGGCTCCACCAGAAAAAATCAAAGAATTCATAAAACGCCAAGGAGAAATAGGCGCTAACGTAGATATAGAAGGCATGTCACTAGCTGAAATAAATGCAGAGTTAGAACGTCTCCAACCCTCTTCTAAGCCACCGCAACAGAGCCACCCATTATCTCCCGGACAACGAGCGCTTCATAGAGGGTACGAGAACGCTGTCTCTAACGTAGGTTCAGCTGTTGAAGCTGTAGGAGAAGTTACGGGGTTAGAGTCCGTAGCAGAGTGGGGGCACGACGTTAGTGCAGAGCATGAATCCCTTGCTACGAAATACCCAACAGAGGTTGGATCTATAGACGATGTACTCGACGATCCTACTAAGGCAGGCACCTATATATACGAGAGTATACTAGAAAATATCCCCAACATGATACCCATGGTTGCGGGAGGTATTATAGGTGCTGCGCTTAGAGGGCCTAAGTATCTAGAAGCGTCCTATAAAACCGTTAGTAAAGTAATAGATAAAGTACCTAAGAAATATCACGATGAAATACGTAAAGCTTTTGACTTCGATATACACCCATCTAAAACAGGGTTAGGGAGTAAAAAAGCGGCGATTAAAAACTACGATCCTAAAAAACTATTAGATCAGCTAAGTCCAGAAGCGAAGACAGCTCTCGCCAAAGGGCTAAAAAGAAATGCTCGCGTTATAGGCGGAGCAATAGGTGCGACTACGACTAGTTACCCGCTAATGGTCGGTGAGTATTACAAAGACCAGATCAGAGAAGGCGTTGCTCCTGACAAAGCAGGGGCGGCGGCATTGCTTGCAGGAGTCCCCGGTGCTGCCGTAGATGTATTAGGGGTAGCCGGTGGATTAAAACAGCTACTTAAAGTCGCGCATAAAAACCCTAAAACCGTCATGGAAACTATCGCTACGGTGGCGAAAGGCGTAGGTATAACTGCAGGGGTAGAAGGATTCACTGAAGACATCCAATCTATAATTAGTTTCTTAGCAATTAAAGCTAATAAATCCGACTACGATATATTCTCACCTGAAAACGCTCAACGCCTCAAAGAAGACTTCTTCAAAGGCGCAGCTGCTGGTGGTGGTATGGCATTTGGCGGATCTGCGCCCATTGCCGCTACGCAATACGGTGCTCATAAAGTAGGACAAGGTGTTGACTGGGCAGCTAAGAAAATAGGTGAATCTCATCAAAAAGTTGTAGATGCATCAAACGAGATAGGTAACTTTACCGAACAGCTTAACACCCATAGGGATGATGCGAACACAGATCACACAGCTTACGGCGACACGATTAAGAGCTTTGTCGACAAAGTAAAAGAAGCCTATTCAGATAGTCCTAAATCGTTTAATGAATTTAATGACGCGCTAAAAGACTCTCTCGAGAAAGGTGCTGAGGCTTTAGGTAAAGCATCAACTCCCGAGGGGCGCAAAGCTGCATTAGATGAAATGTCAGCTAAGGCTACTGAGGCGTACTCGAAAGTACAAAAATTACGCGAAGCTGCTGTTGAATACAGTTCTTTGAAAACGAAGGAAGAGAAAGAAGCCTTCGTGAAAAAACAAAGTAAGGCAGAGGACATGCCTTCTTTTGGTTTCGATGAGGAGGGAAATAACAAAATCCTCAAAGATAAATTCGATGCTATCGCAGGAGAAATCACCGCAGTTGCGGTTAGTGAAGCCGTAAACAATTCTACTTCTAAAGTAATGGGTACTACGTGGCGAGCATTTGACGTGTTCGAGAGTGGTGGTTTTGAGATGAGTATTCCCGAAGTACTCATCATAGGGCAGAACGAGATCCATGAAGATAGAGGCAAGCCTTATGCGGCTTGGAGTGGGCAGGACAAGATAGAGGCTCTTGAAGAGGAGCAGCTCCAACTCAGTTATAAAGCAGTTACTGAAGGCACGAAAGACCGAAAAGCGGAGATAGAAACAGAGCTACGTGATTTAAAAGAGAAACGCGGAAAGACTTCAGGGGCGCTCGACGCGAAATTGATGGCTTTACGCAAAGAATTCCCAGATCATACCATTGGATTAGAAGTTGCTGAAGAATTAAGAGATAGCCAAGGCGAACTAGTTAAAGATCATAAAGGCGACCCGATACCTGCAAGTCATTACCTCTCTGTGTACCCTACGGATTCTAATAATTTCCAAGGTGTTCGGTTTGGCGAAGTAGCATTATTACGTAAAGCTCAAGTCAGCGGCAACAAAAAAGCGAATAGCTTAGAGGACCGTGATGCTGAGATAGTCACTGTAGACGGCAAGAACTACGACACTATCGAGTTAGTTAGATTAGGGATGCTCAAGTTAGCGCAAGAGCGGGGGCAGAAAATGCCCATTCTCCAACCGTCAGCCGCTGATGTATATGAAGCGTTGATCCAATCTTTAGAAATAATAATTCGTCGCAATCCAGAAAAGTATGGCGATAAAGGCATTGAACACGAAGATCTACTAGGGCGAGATCTTAGTAATTGGGATAATCGTCGGATATGGAATTATAAGACTAAAGCAGGGGATCGAACTGTCGATTCGATGGTCAGCCATGTAAATGAGGAGACCGGAGTATCAACAGAGTCAAAACGTCGGTCAACAACGGTAGCGTCTGCGCGTGAGGCTTTTTTCAAGAAGACCGTTTATCTTCAAGCTAGTGAACTCAGGAACGAAACAGAGACAGCGCTACACGCTAAACTCAGAGATAAAGAGGTTAACAAAGATGAGCGTGGTGATGCAGCTATAGAGTTGAGTCAGCGATATACAGCTGAGCGGGAGAAGCTGTACTTTAAAATGTATCGGGATATAGAAGAAGGCCAATCACTCGATCCTGACGATAAGATAACAATGATGTTCTTGGAGGAGCAGCTTGAGAAGTTGTCAGAAGTTCAAGACGTAAACACTGATCCTGAAATAACCGAACAGGTTGATTTAAATACTACAGACCAAGCCCGCAAAGATGCGGCTTTGAGTAGCTGGGATAACTTAGGTTATGGGCAGGATCTTGTAACCCGTGCGGAGTATACGCGCGAAGCAGCGAAGCGACTAGCAGACTTAGGACCTCATAGACCCGGAGAGGTTGACCAAAAAGCTGAATCCCAGTATGGCACAGCTGATGAAGATGTAGTCATATCGTCACGAGCGGTTGTAGGTCGTCAGAAATTACCAGACGAATCTCATCCGTCTTACGCGCTGAAGAAACATATAAACGACTTGCTAGACGCGGCACAGTCATTCGCGCCGCAGTACGTATTCCATCCCGAAACAGGTAAAAATGAACGGGTAAGCGATGGGAATCCTGTATTACAAGAAACCCATATGCACCTTGCAACAATGGCTACGCAGATGCTTACCTTAGACAAGGTAACTCAGCAAGAACTGAACATTGCTAATAACGATGTGAAGGTACGGCAGATACGAGCTCTTCAAGAGCAGATCGGTGAGATAGCAGCTAAACCGAATCATATGAGGTCGCCAGAAGAGAGCGATGCCCTCCCCGGTCTCGAGAGAAAATTGAGCGAACTAGAACGAGGCTATCGTGCAGAATTAGCAGTCAAAACATCCAACGATATAGCTGAGGTGCATAAGTATACTATGGCATTACGTAAAGAATCGACTGCTCTCCGGGAGGAGGCGAATGACGAGAATCTACAAGATGCAGAGGAACAAATTGCCTTAAACGAAGAAGCTACTCGCCTAGCAGACGAGTCTTTAAAACTCGACCAACACGCCACTAAGTTAGCTAACTGGCTCAATGTCCAACGAGAAAACGCGGCGTTCGGTAGAGGAGTCGAAGATTACGTCACGGGCGACAAGTCTATATTAGATACTGTAGATAACGATACTGAAGTGTCACAGTCCGACCATAAGTTTGAACGCCAATGGCGCGATCTTATCCTCTCAGGATTTAAGAATCGAGGCCACAAAGCAGATCCTAATAGTACAGTAAGTCAGGGTAGTTCTTGGCAATCAGTGCTTTCGAGTGTTGGCGGAAAAATGTTAGGTCAGCACGTTAAAGCGGTAGGTAAAACAGCGAAACTGTTAGGGCCTACTGTAGTGCAACTACTTAAAGCGACGAACTCTAAGTTCAACGTCATGCTGATTGACAACGACGGCTTACAGGATATAGTCGACCAGAGTGAACTGGCACTCCCTGACGATCTGTCAACTGTCCTAAATGCTAAACAACTAGAGTTGGTTCGTTCAGATAGAGGCGAGGCATGGCTTAATATTCAGAAAGAACTTAATAAGATACAGGGTGAAAACGCAAAAAATAAGAAAGTCAGGACTAATGCGAGAGCTAAAAAAGTCGAGCTTCTGCGCCAACTAAGAGCTCTCTCAGAATACAAAGAGATGCAGGCGGTAGGACGCATCCTTAAACAGAATGCGAAGCTGCGTAACCCGTTGGTCGATGAAGATGTTCTAGCTGATATGACTAGTCGGTTAGCACAAAAAAATAAGATGGGGACTACTTGGTATTTTAAAGACCATGCCGTTATCTATATAAATAACAAGTGGGATGCCCCCGTACAGATGATTACTTTAGGGCATGAGTTTGGGCATGCGTTTATGCGTAATGCTCTTCATAAAGCCCCGAAAGAAGTACAAGATGCTCTATATAAAGCCTATGAAACAGAGATGGGTTCTTGGGATAAGCCTTATGCTTACCGAGAATGGTTCGCTGACCAGATGAGTGCTTGGGCAGCTTCAGGTAATCTTGACAGTATGCAGGGATTACATAGTCTCCTCGCAGAATCTACAGATACGAAGCAATCCTTAGCTAAGAAAGTGAAGCAGTTATTCACTGAGATCAAAGCAGGATTAAAAGCGGCTTATGAGCGGATGCATAAGAATAAGTCGAGACGGTTTGAGCAGAACCAAACATTCTCTGAATATATGCAGGGTGTTACCTCTAAACGTTATTCGCCCGGCTATGGCTTTGAACAGCCCTCAGCCTATGAACGAGACTCTGTATCTATAACTGAAGAAGATACATCTACAACGAATCCTACAGAAGAAGAGTTGGACTCGTTTACTGAACGACTACGTGAAACGTTATTGAATGCAGTAACTCCGCAATTACGCGACCAAGCACGGGTTCGAATCAATGCGATTCTCTCAGGTTCTAGGAAAGTTCTGTACCCATTGTTATCGGCGGATCAACAGCTTCGGTTATGGGGAGCTGACGCTATTGCTGATAAGCTATGGCTACGTCCACAAACAACTAGTGCTATTCAACGCCCCTGGTTAGTCGCAGTTGCTCAGCTTGATCGGCAGTGGGGCGGAGCGTATGAGACAGTGCTCAAATCTATACCGCCGGGGCTGAAAGACCAGATACTGAGTGAAGTTCAAAATGAGCAGTTAACCGACGCAGAAGTGCATCCTAAGACTGTCGAACTACGCAAAGTCCATCGTAAATTCACTGAATATCTAGGGTCCACCGTACCGTTCTTCGAGAGCGTAACTAACCATTTCCCTCGAATGTATAATAACCCTAAGATAGAGCAGGAAGGACAAGCGTTTAATGAATTCTTGATGCAGTATGATTTCGTAGAGAATGAGACTCATGCTGACTATTTTCGAAATGCTATATTACGAGATCAGACTTCATTAGATCCAAATGTAGTACATGCACCTTCGGGTAACACCGTTCGTAAACGAGGCAAGTTAATGCAGATCCCTAATGCGGATCTTCTCGAAGGCGGATGGCTACATCCTGACCCCGAGTTTGTACTTATGAACTCAGTTCGTAAGTCGATCAGACATGCAGAGTTCGGTAGGTTGTTTGGCGAGATTGTCGACAACGGGCGAGATGAGCCTTATTTCGATGCCGCTAAGAAACTCAACGATCAGATTGCCACAATCCCTGATGCAACAGCACGTAACCGTGTTAAGACCGTGATGCAGGGAATCTTAGGACAGCGGGGTATAGATATGGATCCGCAGTTGCGTAAATACCAGAATAATATTATGGCGGCGGAAAACTGGATGGTCTTACTCTTTACCGCAGTAGCCTCTATACCTGAGTTAGCAGGGCCTATCTTACGCGCTAAAGATGTTCAGGGTGCATCAGCTGCTCTTCATCAGTACGCACGTACCGTAAAGAACCGCAAAGAGGCTTATCAGCGATACCGGGCTATGGGCTTCTTAGAAGATACCTTAGCGAACCATGCAATGCTGGAAGTGTATGGGTTAGATACCGCGCCATCATGGGCACAAACAGCCAATAAGAATTTGTTCTTATATAACGGACAGAAATGGTTCACGGATATGTCCCGCGTGATGTCAGCGTCTATTGCTGAGGATTTCATTATCAGGCATGGCATAACTGAGCAGAATGAGAACAGCACCCAGTTCTTAGAAGAGCTCAAACTAACTCCAGATTTAGTAAAACAATGGGATAAGTTAGGTCGTCCGGTATGGAATCGTGCAGAGGATATGAGCATGGACTTAGAGCAAGATCCGAATACGGCGTTATTAGCCCAGCGAGTTCAAGACGCTATTGGGATCTTTGTGGATCAATCAGTAGTAAATCCGAATAACGCAATGCGTCCGGTGTTCATGTCCGATCCTAGATTTGGCTTACTAACCCATCTCAAAACATTCTTCTATGCATACCAACATACGGTGCTCGAAGGTATCTGGAATAATGTTAAACAACAAGACGGCTTACCTGCTAAGTCAGTACCTATAGCTTTAGCTGCATTTTTCATGCTGCCACTAGCAGGCTTAGCTCTAGAACTTCGAGAACTCCTCAAATACTGGGGTCAAAAAGACCCAACAGCGAACCAAGGCATGGGGGACTATACTTATAATGTCATGCGTAGAGCGGGAAGTTTTGGCACTTTAGAGTTAGGGCTTTCGGCTATGGACGCACAGGGTTGGAACGGAAAAACGTCAACTCGATTAATGGGGCCAACAGCTGGAAAACTTGATGATCTCTTCAGCGGTAGAAACTATGCAGGCTTTGTTCCTATCTATGGGCAGATCCCTGCAGCACAACATTTATTCGATTGATTTCCCCAATAAAATAAGCTATGCTTATAACCGCATAGCCGATGCTGAGAACAACCTCTAACTGGAGTTAAAGAATGGCTTATTACGACACTATCGACCTTGTAGCAGGCGATACCAAACCAGATTTGGAATTCACATTACGGGATTCTAACAAAGCCGCATCAGGTAAAAATCTTGACGAGTTCGACCCCTCCACTTGGGCACCGTTCGATCTGACTAATAGCACGGTTACAGTTAATTTCCGAAGTCTTGGAGGTTCGACTATTCTGGATACGCTTAGCTGTGGGATTTTTGATCAGACTACCAAATTAGGCATGTGTTTCATGCAATGGAATCCTACTACTTTGGATGTCCCCGCAGGAACATACGAAGCTGAAATAAAACTGACCGAAGACGGCACTACCCAAACAGTAGTAGACCGCTTCAAATTCAAAGTACGCGCAGCTTTCTAGATGGCTATACGCGCTACCGTCGATTTCTCCCCTATAGCTCTTGAACCGGGAGATCTTCGAGCGCTTAGCGCTATTAATCCTGATTACACAAAGTTAACCGCATCTGCGTATCATGCTGCTCCTGCAGTCACTGATACCTTCGCTAATTACTACTCTTTAAACTGGATAGCTAGAGAAACGACACTTCTCTCTGATGTACATGCCTTAGTCATAACTAAACATATTCATGACACTATAGGCGTACATGAACAGTTATCGTTCGCAAATCAGAAGACCACAGAAACATTACTCTTTGATGATCGAATTCAACGGGTCATCCATAAAGGATTCACCACAAATCTATCAGCGTTAGATCTCGTCAGTACTCATTACAAAGGTGCTGGAGAAAGCGATGGTACCGGCGTTACGGACGCCGTAAGTACACGACTAAATAAACTGGTCCGTGACGGTATCAACCTAACCGATGCAGTAGTTTTAGGTAGACTCTGGGTCGAGCAGTACGACAATCCTGCTTTTCTAGATGAGGTTGTTAGCTTCGCCCTAGCTAAAGATACCCCCGATGGGTTATCCATAGCTGAATTAGTAACTATATTACTGGAACGTAGCCTATCTGAGGGTGCGGGAGTTACTGACTTAGTATCGACACACATTAACAAATACGTGGCGGACTGGATCAGTCTAACAGATTCATCTACTACGGCGCTTAATAGTGTTAATAGCTCCACGTTTAATTTCTTAGAGTCTCTAAAACGCGATCTACACAAGCAACAGTTAGATCCTGTCTCAATAATTGAGACTCTCAGTAAACACTCCGATAAACAAACATCGGATAGCACAAACGTCCAAGATCGCACTAATAAACATCTACACCGCTCGATAGCGGAATACATATTCCTATCAGATTACGCGCAAGCCGACGTGATTTTGGGAGTACTTCCTGTATCGAACGCTATAACTTTCGGGGACACTCACACCAAAGGGGTCTCCAAGCATCCATCCGAAGCCCTCGTTATCGCAGATGCGATACTACGCAGTTCTGTTTCAGGGGCCGATGGATTCCTACAGGTTATAGAAGTATTAAATAAAGCCCTCAGTAAGAGCGTAACTTCACCTACCGCAGTAGCAGATAGTATAGCCCGCACTCCAACTAAAGTACTAAGCGATACCTTCGGTATAAACGCCGATCAAATCACGAGAGAGTTCACAAAACACATCGTTGAAGGGATCCGGCTTCTTGATGCACAGGACATTATTGAGAAAGATATCTCAATAGTAACCTTAGGGGTAGTGGTCTCGGAGATGGTCAGTACAGCCATTGCTAAAACGCAGTTATCAGACGCAGCTATTACTGATGAGGCTTTACTACGGAGTTCGAAACTGTTTGGTGACGCGGCTAGTATTACTGAGCATGTAAAACGAGATCTCGTTAAAAATCTAACCGACGCAACGCTATTTACGGAGTTACTAACTCGCGCCTTTACTAAACGGGCAGAGGACACAGCGACACTAGTGAGTACTACTCAGCTCGTTGTAGGTAAGATTATCACCGAGCAAAACACGGTGAGTATTACAGAACAAGTAGTTATTGAGGTTGGTAGCTCCCTCTTTAACTCGACCCCTTTCAATTCATCAACTTTAGGATAATATTATGTTAAACGAAACAATCCCACTGAAGGGTAGATTACAGATTTCTTTAAACGGCACAGTCGTCAGAGAGATTGACAACCTAGTTGTAGATACTGGCGCAGGCTGGGTTGCTGAACGTATTGGCGGACAGAATGCAACGCAGTCTATTACCAATATGGGTATTGGTACAGGCACCGCAGTTGCCGCAGCAGGTGATACGGGAATTACAACAGCACAAACTCAAGCTCTTGCCACGACAACCGTCGATGGTGCAGCTAAGACAGTGGTGTTCTCTGCCACCTTTCCCGGAGCAGGCGCAGGAAATTCAGCAGCGGTTACCGAAGCAGGGCTGTTAACAGGCGATGCGACTCCTATCTTGGTAGCACGTACCGTGTTCAACGTCGTCAACAAAGACGAAGATGACGAGATGACAATTACGTGGACTATTACGATAAGCGGCACATAAAACCATGGCGATAAAGTACTCCAATAATGCTAAGACGACTGTATCAGCGGCAGGGATAACAGGTACCACTATTAATGTGGTAGATGCCTCAACATTCCCGATCATTGATTCAGTAGACGACTACACTTATATAACGTTATTAGCAGGGTCAACGGCTCAGATATTCAAAGCCGATACCATTGACCACGCTAATAATGTCATCATCGTAGACGTTGCCCCGGACAGCGCTGTATTCGTTCCTAACTCTACGCGAGTGGAACTACGACTAACAGCGGAATTACTATCTGGAGTTATGGATACCCACGAGCATACGTTGGATGGTATTACTGGAGTCACTTTATCAACGCCTTTACAAGACCAAGTACTCACATGGAACGGGGCTGCTTGGACTAACGCCGTTCCTGCAGGCAGTGGCGGCAACGTTAGCGGCACTCTCCTTGATGGGGGTGATGCCTCAGGTATTTTCACAGGGGTATCTATAGCCGAACAAAGTTCAGGGCAAGGGGTTACAGTCTATCCAGACGCGGCAGCCTTAGTTTCAGTCACATTGGTTACAGGAGCGCTGGCTTATGTACAGGACATAGATAAGTTATTACTCTGTACAGGCACCGCTTGGTCATCTGTAGCGATTAGTAACGAGCCCCCTACTGTGAGTTTTAGTGCGACAGCGATAAATAGGCATTATCAAGAACCGAGTTGGGTCGGATACTCGGATATAACAGTCACTGCGACAGACCCCGACGGTGTAGTCCCAACCATTACCATAGAGTCAAATACGATGGGGAATGGAGCGACGGTAGAGGTAATAGGGAATACCCTAGTCAGGGTAACACCTAACCAAACATACGAATATGGCGGGGATAGCTTCGTTATAAAAGTGACAGACGGCGATACCATAATATTACAGACTATAACAGTCGACTACGCATTCATGCAGAACGTAATAGGGCAGCAGAATTTCTTTAGTAGCGCGACTTGGACAGTGCCTACCGGAGTAACGATGATGTCGTATATGGCAGTAGCTGGAGGGCAAGGTGGGGGAGGATCTGTGAATGTACATTCACAGATCCTCCCCCACCTT